ACCGGCGGACTCCGGGCCGCGACTCAGATTCGCCGTGGCGTTGACGCCCCTACCCCTCGTCCTGCCCCTGAGTGTCACGCTGACGCGCGCTCTCGTCCTGCCCTGCCCCTCAGTGACACCATCGCCAACCGCAGACACACGACAGACCAGACCACTCGCATCGTGCGAACCGTCCACAGTCGGGACACCGTTCAGCCTTCACCGTTCATCCCGTCTCTGTCACTAGGTCGACCTTGTCCGTCATGCCGCTTGCTGCTGCTCTGCCTGCGAGGAACATCGCCGTTCGGTGTCGCTTCACCCGGTACAGCTCGACCCACTCGAGTTCATGGCATGGCTCGTCGTGGACACACGGGTTCGGGTTGTACTCGACCGCGTGCTTAGTCACTCGCTGGTCGGGACCGAAGCGAATGGGTCGCACTCTGTACCGCTTGCCTGATCCGATCAACAGCTCATGCCTTCCCCTCTCGCCATGCCCGCATGTCCCGGTCTATGACCCGGTGCGCTTCCGCGTGTGTACGTCGGCACGCGAGCCGGTCGCCGAGCGGGTAGTACACACACCAGTGCCCGGCCCTAAGCCGTCTAACCCGGTAGCGCTGACTCATCCCTGCCCCCGGTAGTCGCCCACCATCTCGCGCATGATCACCGATAGCTGACGCTCTGCCCACTCGAGCACTTCCCTCGTGCTGCGTTGTGGCACGCACACTGGACACTGCCGCCCCCGGCCACGGTCGAACCGCCACCTTCCGAACCTGGTCTTCGGTGGGCGATACTTCCGGCAAATTGGGTCAGTACGTACGTGCGTCATGCACTCACCCCGTGTTCGTGTTGCCCATGCCAGCGGATCACCTTCGTCAGGTGCATCAGCCCGTGCCCGGTCAGTACGTCCCCGCAGCGAGGACACCGCCATGTCACGCCTGCTCCCCGTGAAGCGAACACTCAGGATCGAAGTACCCCGCGCTCGCGTACTCAGGCATCCCCAGATCCTCGCCAGTCACACACCGACCGTCGCACTCGATCACAGCGCCACCGGCTTCCTGCCCCACGGGATGAACTCGTCCGGCCTCGCCCGTTCCTGCCGGATCTCGACCGTGACCGCGTCCCCGTGAAGCGTTCCCTCGAGGGTCACCGTCACCGTGTCGTCCCCGTGGCTCGTGACCTCGCACGTCTTGACGTGAGTCATATGCCGCAGTGAGTCGAGCACCATCGGCCCGTACCTGCTCAGCGGAACCGGAACCGTCGGATCGTTGTAGTACAGGCTCACGCGTCGCGCTTCCCTTCGTCGTGTCTCGCCCACTCGATCAGCCCTACGCCCGCGGCGAGGAACCCGACTATCACCCATGTCGGGAAGTCGGCCATAGGTCCGCACACGCCCAAGCCCAACAGGTAGCCGCCCGCGCATTCCCACCTCATACGCCCGCCGCCAACGCTTCGGCGAACTCGCGCGCTCGACCGATCTGCCGACAGGCATCCTCGACGTCGGTCACGTACACGTCACCCGACACGACCACCGTCCCCGGCGGATACCGCTTCACCGGCTCCCAGTCGACAACCGGCTTCCGCACCAACTCCCAGCCGGGACCGTCGTATGTGTCGCGCATCCACTGTTCAGCGACGCCGCGATCGGAAGATTCCTCGACCACGATCCCGGTCCGTAGTGATCGGATTCCGTACAGGTAGTTCACAGTTCTACGGTTCCCTTCGGGATCATCTCGGTTGTCTCGCCCGTCCACCACCGACGCCACCGTTCCGGCTTGTCCGTGATGACGTTCAGGTCCGGCGCGTCCGGTTCCTCGCAACAGCCCCGGCGCACGATCACCAACGCATCCGGGTCACACGCCTTCAGCTTCTCGATCAGTTCAGCGACTCTCACAGCCACACCACCGACCCGAAGCCCTCGACCCCGTCGACCTCGACCGCCGGATCTCGCGGGTCGCGCGGATACGGCTGGTCGATCTTCACCGGGAGATTCTTCGCCGCCGCGGGTAGCGCGGTGAGCCGCTGAATCAGATCCTCGACCGTCGTCACGCCGTCACCGCCGGAAGGTCGACCCGGATTAGGGTCGGGATCGCCGGTTGCGCCGCGACGTGATCCTCGTCGATCGAGACCTGAACGGCCCGAGTCTCGCAAGGGTCGCCGTACACGTAGGTGCGCACCTGGTAGTCGCACCGCCCGTTCTCGCCGAGCAGATACCGCCGAGTGAGCGGACCGTTCGACACCTTCAGGTACCGAACCGGCGTGATGTCTACCCGCCGACCGCCGTCGGACCATTCCGCGCGGTCGTCAGACTCGAGGTAGACCCGACCGACCGGGACACACGTCGCATTGCGGAAGTGAACCAACACGGGACACGTGAGTTCATCGGTCCGCGTCGTATCGAGGTAGCTCACAGCTTGCCTCCGTCGTAGACCGTCACGCCGCGGGACGGCTCGAGCACCCGGCCCAAACCCTCGAGCGTCCGCGTCTGAAGGTCGCCGTCGAGCTGACCGAACAGATACGCGATCACGTTCGGAATCGCCGCCTTGTGAAGCTCGACCGTCACACCCTCGAATCGGGTCTCAGCGACAACGTTCACCGTTTCGGACGTGTCGCCCTTCTCGACCGTGAGCGTGTTCCCGCCCCAGTCCTCGAAGTTGATCGCTTGCACTTGTCGCCCTTCGTGTTTCGCCATTACCTGAATTCTCTCGCGCCAGTGTTCGGCGCGCTTTCGCCGCAACCGCCTACGCCCGGCCCACGTGTTCCGATACGCGAACCACGCCCCGCAGACCTCGCACCGAAACCCGACGACCGTCCCGCTCACTCGATCCCAGCGAGCAGATCCGCGAACTTCCGCGACGCGAGATCCCGGACGCTGACGCCTTCCTCACCCGCGAGCCGGACCAACTTCAGAATGTGCACCTCCGGCGCGTCGACCACGATCGAGCGCATGGTCGGCAGCTTCTTAGTCGTCGCCACGGTTGCCCCCGAGCAGTCGGCGCGCGAGATCCGCAGATTCCGCCGCAGAGTCCCGCGCATCGTTCGCCTGACTGATCGCGAGCATTTGCCCCTGAACGATCGCGTTCGCCTTCACTAGATCCCGCATCTCGAGCAGTTCCCGGCACAGTGAGGCGATCGTCTCGTCGTAGTCGGCGGCGTAGTACGGCGGGAAGGTGCCTGACGCGTCCGGGTGAGCCGCAAACCATGCGCCCCATTCCGAATGCGGCAGATCGTCCGGCACGACCTCGAGACCTGTCGTGTGGTCGTAGACCCACTGCGCGAGTTCCGCAGTCGTGAAGGTCCGTCGCTCCGTCATGTGTTGTTGCCCTTCAGATTGGAGTCGCCAACCGGACCGAAGCCCCTCGCCGGCGTCGGATAAATGCAGGTCAGAGCGTTAGCTAACCGGACCCCGCCGATCGCACGCCCGCACCAACCCTCGCCCGTACCGATACGGACCGGCCTCGAACTCGCGCCGGGCCGCGTCCTGCACCGTCTCGACTTCCTCGACCTGACGCTTCCAACCCGGACCAAGCAACAACTCGGCGGCGTCCGCGCTGACTTCCTGAGTGTCGAACTCGATCGAGCTACGACGCGGGCGGACCCGGAAGCTCCCGGCGTATCCGCGCTCATCACTCGTGTACTTCAGCGACCCCGGAACGATCGTGCCCAGCTCGCGCCACTCCCCATCGCTACCGAGCATCTTCACGACGTGCGAACCGTCCGCCTCAACGGTCGGCATGACCCGCCCACCAATAGCCTTCGCTACGGTCGCGACCGGCGAGGCCCGGAACGGCGCGGGATCTCGAGCGAGGACCGGATTCGGGTAGTTGAGCATCGCGCGCAATCGGTGCGACTCCCTCAGCCGCGCAATCAGACCCGCGACCGTATCCTTCCCCAACGTGGCCTCAGTGACCGCGTGCTTTGCCAATGCGTTGCATCCCCTCAGTGATGTGATCCTTGTGTTCCGGAAACGCCTCACACGCCGCGCGCAGCGACACCAACAGATCCGTCAGCGTCGCCCGCGCAGCGCGAGACTCTTTCAACAGCCATGCATCCATGTCCCAGGCGTCCGCCGCCTGCTCGAGCATCTGGTCGATCTGCTCGCGTTGCATCCGATCCCCTTCACACGATCGACAGGTCGGAGAACTCGCCGCCGCCCGTCACGTACACCAACCCGCCGGGCGGACTGACCGCCCCCGTCATCTCGCGGTAGTAGTTCGATCCCTGGTCATAGGTCGGCGAGCAGATCCGCATACGCGCCCCCGCGCGCTCCGTCTCGAACTCGTGAAAGTGCCCATGCACCAACAGATGTGCACCGCCCGCGTTGTGCCCGTAGAAGGTCTGACCCTTCCACCAATCCATCGCCTTGCCGCGCCGCCACTGATGACCGTGTGCGATCGTGAACACCGTGTCGCCGACCGGCACCGTCATGTAACCCTGATCGACCGGCGGAACCCGAACCTCGACGTGACCGAAGGCGTCCCCGTTCAGCGCCAGCCCCTCGCGGACGGCGAGCGCGGATTCGGTCGCGTGCCCATCGTCCGGGCGCGTGGTCTGAAACCGTTGAACCTCATCGTGATTCCCGTTCACCACGTCGACATACACACGGTCGGCGATGTCGGCGAACGCCTCGATCGTCCGGTACATGAGAGCGCGGAACACCCGCGTCTGTTCGGTCACGGTGAGTTCGGTCCGCCACATGTTCCGGCCCGATTGCGACTGATTGCCCTCGATGCAATCACCCGGAAACATGATATGCACCAATGGGATTGACCGATGCACGCGAGCCTGCTCGAGCTTGCCGACGGCGATCTCGACCGAATCGAGGAACCTGTCGACTATCGCCTCAGTGCCCCCGTTGTCGGACTTGCCGAGCTGAAGGTCTGACGCCTGAAAGTTGAACGCCGCGCCGGTCGGGTTCGGGTAAGGCGTCCGTCGAGCACTGCGAGCAAGTATGCGTGCCGCCAAGGCTGAACCGTCATCCCCGCCGCCTCGAGCGTCCGATCGAGGCTCGAGCTTGTATCGGTAGTTCGTGAACTTGACCGTCCCATCCTCGAGTACCTTCCGATAGACGGCGGGGGGCACTGCGAACGACCAGTGATCCGGGTCGTGACCGAGCGCGCGCAACAGCTCCGCGTCCGTGCTCGCGTCGTGGTCGCCCTCAAGACTGACCGTGAGTGCCCGCCCGCCGGGACCATCCACGCCGAACGACGGCGCGTAATTCGGTTCAGGCGTACCGACTTCCAACAGATCCGCTAGCTTGCCCATACGCCCTACTTCCTATCTGCGATGACACACGCACCGTTGCCGGTCGTGATCCTTCCAACTCGTCAGCCCGAACACGTTCCCGTACAGGCCGACAATGACCTCGCGATGAAACGTCGCCATACTCGACCCCTCAGCGAGTACCGGCAACGCCGCCCGATCCTTGTCGTCTAGCGCTTCGTCCATCCATTGCGCGACAACACACTTCACCATTTCCTCGACTGCCTTCCGAGTCCGAATGTGGGGGCGCGATCGCCGCGCCGTTTGTTGCAATCCGCGTGCGATGGGCGAAGGTTCGCCGGGTCTTCCGCGAGGTGCGGGTGAGTCGCCACCGGGTGATAGTGGTCAGGCTCGAAGGCGTACGGGTGAGGATGCTCGAGCGCGTAGTCGATCGGCTGACCGCACAACCAACACACCGCCCGAGCATCCGCACACTTCCGACGGAATGCCGCCTTCAGTCGCCGCCACGCTCGCGTAGACCGCCCCGCGTGCTTCGCGGTCACAGCCGCTTGATCTCGTCCGGCTTGTACGAAGACCAGTGCCATTCCGGCGAGACGTAGACGACCGGCGCGCTCGAGTATCCGAGCGACCTCACGAACTCGAGCGCCTTCGGATCGTCGACCAGATCCGTCGTCTCGTAGGCGATCCCGCGCTCGTCGAGCTTCGCCTTTGTTCGGTCGCACATGGGGCAATCCGGCTTCGTATAGACCGTGATCACGCGCTCACCGGCTTCACGTTCGGCTCGTCGCCCTTGCGCCGCAACGCCTCGAGTTCGGCGTAGTGCTTCGCCTGGTCGCCCGTGCCGTCGGCCAGACCGTACAGCGAGATGATGAACCGGCAGTGTCGACTGATCGCCTCCGCGAACGGTCGGGACTTGACGCGGCCCGTCAGCGCGTACGCGGCGAGCTTGCGCCCCCTCATGCGGTACTCGAGTGTCGGGATCGACACGATCGACCAGCCTTCACATTCCGGGTTGGCCGCGATGTGCAGCTGACCGTCCCGGAAGTCCTCTGCGATGACAACACGGGTCGGGTCGCCGATGTACTTCACTGATGAATCCCCTTCAGGGTGAGAGAATGGGGCGCGCGGGATCGCCACGCGCTCACTGGAATAAAGATATTTGGTCCGGGTTCCGTTCTCTTTTGTGCCCACGCCCCGGACCGGGAACGTGTCGCTGTTCGGCACTGCGCCGCGCCGCGTCAGCCGCCGCGAGCTTCAGTGAGCCTCGCGAGTACTGCCAACTCCGGTCGGACATGCGGCGGGCGCGGACGATTCCGCGCTTCCGCCAGTCCCAGAGACAGGTACGCCCGCGTCCGATGTAGTCGCGCGCTTCCTGTTCTGTCAGCCATTCCACGCGCGCCCCCTCACGCTATCGGCAGTGCGTACTGATCGGCCTGCTCGACTTCGTCCTGTTCCCAATCGAATTCGGTACCGATGAACCCGAACCGCTTACACGACCGGCGACGGACCAGCCTCATCGCGCCCTCGAATGTCTCGTCGTTCCAGCCCTGATCGAACAGCCCGAGGATGACGTCGCGCGCCGTGAGCACGGGCCGAAGATCGTCGTACAACAGCCCGCGGACTTCACCGTTCACTCGCCACGCCCCACCGATCCGGACGCCGCCGTGTGCCTCCGCGAGCGAGATCAGGGTCGCCGCCTCGCGGTCGGCCCAGTCGATCAGGTCGAGGTCACATGGTGGCTTCGGGCCGAAGCTGAACACCTGACGGGATTCGTCCGGCCCCTCGTCGCGGTCACGCTTCGCCGGTCGCCCGAAGAACAGCGCCGACCGCATGGACGCGATCACGTCGGGCGTGTCAGTCACCACCCGGCGAATACTCGTCAACGTTCACCGCCTCCCAATCCGTCTGTGTCACCGTGATTTCGCTTCGCCGTACGGTGACGTCGCCGAGTTCGCGCGCCGCCTCGAGGAATCGGGCGAGCTGTTCGCGACTGTCGACCTCGATCGGCGACATGTTCCCGGCCTTGACCTCGAAGACTTCGGTCGTCCGTGTTTTCACTCACGCCGCCTTCCGGAACGTGTGCCCGTCGGCGAGTTCGTGCCTCCCGCCGTGCCCCTCGTCGAGCACACAATCGAGGTAGAAGATCGTCCCCTTGACGCGGCGGGCGAGACGTCCGTCGCACGGTTCGCCGATCTCCCCGAGTACCGCCAAGTCGGCTTGACTCAGTGCCATTCGCTTCCCCTGATCCATACGTGGACGCCCGGCGAGTCCGGGTTCTGTCCGTGTGTGAGTTGCTTCCGTACCTCGAGTTCGATGACCTGAGAGTCATCGCGGTACGCGCCCGCCGCGTCGAGTGCGTCGAGTACGGCGCGGGCGAGCTTGTCGACGTCCGGGCGTTTGATCGCCTGCACCGGGCGTGTCTTGGGCGCGGACTTCGGGCGCGGCATGACGAACATCAGCCGGACCGCGACGCCTTCGGTCAGTTGCTCGAAACCTGCCGCCTCGAATGCTCTGCGCGCTTCGGCCTCGACGTCGGCCCGCCACGGCTTGAGCCGTTTCGATGACTCGATCATTCGCCCGTTGCCGACGTGCCGTTTGCTGCCTTGCGGTGCCGGGACGCCGGGCACGAAGAACGACACCGATCCGCCGTACCGGCGCGGCGGGATCTCGACCGGGTCGGCCCGCCACGTCTCCGCGCGGGCGTGAACCTCGTCCGGCGCGAGTTCGCCGGTCGACACGCTCACAGGTAGCCCCCCGGCGCACGCTGCGTCCGCAACGCCCGCACCCGCGCCTCGTGATCGCGCTTCGCCTGTTCGGCCCGTGACGGGACGCCCAGCGCCTCGCGGACCTTGTCGGTTGCCGACCGCATCACCGCGTCCGCCGAGTTCTCGAGGATGAACGCCCGCGAGTACGCCTGGTCGTCCGACATGAGAGCCGGGACGAAGTACCGCGCCACGTAGCGCTCGCCGCCGTGAAGGATGATCTCGACGCGGATCTCGTCGGCCTGAAGGGTCGGTTCCGGAATGCTGTCGTCAGCCAATGGATTCGACCTCGATCACGGTCGGGAACATCGAGAAGAACCCGACCCGGTAGCCGCCGGTCCGAATGTCGAACGTCTTCCCGATCTCGAGGACGTTCCAACGGTCGTAGCTGTTGAATCCGCCCGCGAATGAGTCCTCGACCGCGAACACGCCACACGACGTCACGACGCGCTTCTCGCCGCTTGAGCCGTTGGTCATCAGGCGTTCTTTGTCGAGCACCTGACAGCCGGTGTGTTGCTGCTCGTTCATGTTGGAACAGCCGGTGAGTCCGGCGAGCGCCGCCGCGCCGATCGCGAGAGCGGCGAGGGTGGATCGTGTTTTGCGCATGGTGAAGCCCTTCAGGTTGGTAGCTTGTCGAGCCGCCGGGGGCGAAGGTTGCCGCCCTCGCCCCCGGCGTGTGTTCCGCGTTGCCGCGCGGGTCAGACCTCAGTCAGCGGGCCGAATCGCTCGAGCCAGTAGGGAAATCCGCCCGAGAGATCCGCGTTCGTCGGCCACTTGCCGGTTACGTCCCACCACGTGAGCGGTCCGCCGCCACCCTGAAAGTCCGACAGCCGCCCGTACTTCAGGGTGACCGTCCGCCCCTCGTCCTCGCCGGTCAGCGTGAGTGTCTTGTCTTCGGGTTCCGGGTCGCCGACATGAAAGGTCCGCAACTTCCGAACCTTCCCCGGCTGAATCCACGTCGCGCCCCCGTGCGAGTCCCGAACCAGAAGGTCGCCGTCCCCGTCGATAACCTTCCCGCCGCCTTCGCGGACGGTGAGAACGTCGCCCGCCTCGCCGCTATGCCACCCCTCGAGCGTCTTCACCTTGTCGCCCGGCTTGAATGACTCCGGTTCCGGCTCGACCGGCTTCGCTTTCAGCTCGTCGATCTCCGCGCGAGCCTCGTCGAGCTGGTCCCGGAAGGCGTCGCGCTCGTCCACCACCGTCAGCAAGTCCGCCCGCACGCCCTCGAGTTCGTCCCGCACCTCGTCGGACACCGTGCGCCCGCCGAGGTTCCGGATCTCGCGGGTGACGTAGAACAACGCCTTACCCAGATCCTCGAGTTCCTTCGTGGGATCTTTGCGGCCCGCCCGAGCGATGTACTTCACCGCGTTGCCCCGGTTGAAGTTCAGATTCTCCGTAATGTCGATCACCTGAGCACCATTCGAGAAGCCGGTCGCGTAGTGAGCCGGGTTGTTGATCACGTCGGGAGAGGTCATTTGTCGGTCTCGCTTTCGTCGATGGTTACGCCCCGGCAGTGCCAGCACATTTCGGGCGGAAGGTCGGACATGTGGCAGTAGCCGTCAACAATCACAGGCGTACCCCATCAGTCGAAGTGCCTGAGCGGGTTCCGCGCCGCCCACATAGCCGCCGAGCCGGATCGCGGCAAGCTGACCCTCGATCGTCCCGGCCAGTCCGTAGACCGCCGTCTCTTTCGTCGACACGTCCGGATCGTTCTCGTCCGGAACGTCGTCGACCGTGACGTACACCCGGTCGAAGTAGTCGGTCACGTCCCGCGAGTACAGCGGGGGCACAAGGTCGAACGCCTCCGCGCCCTCGAGGGGACCGGACTCAGCGACGCCCGCGAACGTCGCTGAGTGTCGGTAGTCGTGCAAGGTGATTCCCTTCAGGTTGGTAGCTCGTCGATCGGGTCAGAAGCCTTCGGGGGCGTCCGTTGCCCACGGGGGCGCATCGCTCGCGGGCGAGTTCGACCACGGATCGTTTGCCTGTTGACGGTTGCCGCCGCCGCGCCGGTTCCCGCCACCCGATCGACCGCCGGAACGGTTGCCGCCGTTCCCGAAACCACCGCCCCCGCCGCCGCGTTCGGTGCGCGAGATGTTCGCCGTCGCGTACTTCAGCGACGGGCCGATCTCGTCGACCTCGAGTTCGATGACCGTTCGGTTCTCGCCTTCCTTCGTCTCGTAGCTGCGCTGCTTGAGACGACCCTGAGCGATGACGCGGGAACCCTTCGTGAGGGATTCCGTCACGTTCTCCGCGGCGTCCTTCCAGATGTTGCACCGCAGAAACAGCGCTTCGCCGTCTTTCCACTCGTTCGCGTCCCGGTCGAACACGCGGGGCGTGGACGCGATCGTGAAGTTCGCGACCGCAGCGCCAGCGGGAGTGAACCGAAGTTCCGGGTCCGCCGTCAGATTGCCAACAACCGTGATGACGGTATCGCCTTGTGCCATGTGTATGCCCTTCTCAGAGTTCCGATTTGACTTCAGATTCGTAGTCCGCGTCCGCGATCCACGGGAGCGTGTGCCCCCACGACAGGGACGACGGCCACGCCCGTTCTTCACGCGCCCCGCGCCACGGGACGACGTCGACCGACTTCGCCCGGCCCGACCGATCCCGCTCGCCGTTCTCCGACGGGCGCAGACCGAACCCGAACTCAGGCCACCGCAGCCAGACCGACGCACCGACCGGCGCGGTATTCCTGTTACCCGCAAGGTCTTTCGCCTTGCCCGAATGCGCCTCCGTCAGAAGCGCGATCTTGTGCCGTTCCCTCAAACCATCGAGAACCCAAGCGACTTCGCGCGCCGCGCTGTTGTCGTTCTCGTCTAGATGATGGAGCTTATACAGCGGTCCCAACACGACCAGATCGGGCGCGGTCGAGCTGATCGCGTGCTCAACCCACGACACGTCACGCGCGCTGAGCAGATCCACACCCGCCGGTCGCATGTCGATGCTCAGCCACTCATCCCAAGCGAGCGGGTTGTACCCGTCCATGTCCCGCTTGAGATTCACGCGCTGAATCACCTTCCGGTACCGGCGTCGCGACTGAGCGGGCGAGTTCTCGCAGTCGAGCACCAACACGCGAATCTGCTGAGCACCCCGACCCAACACCTGACCGCTGAAGGGATGCACGCCCCCGGCGACGCACGCCGCGATCTGCGAGCACAACACCGACTTGCCGCCGCCCTCGCCGCCCGTGAGAATCGTTCGATCCATCCGCTCGAGCAGACCCGGCACCAACCAATCGTGTGTGTCCGTGATCGACAGAAACGTGTCCATTCCGGTCGGCACGGGCCGCGCCCGGTCCGCCGTCGCTTCCTCCGCGGCGTCGCACAACTGCCGAAGCTCGCCCGTGATCTGCCGAACGTCACCGTCCTCGCCGTCGTAGACCGGCGTCGAGAGCCGCTGAGTTGCCCGCTGAGCCGCGAACAGTAGCTTCCGCCTGCCCGACAGTGCCCGAACCCGCTCCGCGTGCGCTCGCGCCGTCTGAGCCGCCACCGGGGCGAGCTGAATCAGCTCGAACAACGCCGAGCCGTCCCAGTCCCGCGAAAGCCCCCGCGCCTGCACCTGACCGAGAACACTCACCGCGTCCACGCCCTGACCCGATCGCAGCATCCCGACCACGACCGCGGCGAGTTCCCGATGACGCGGTCGGTACCAGTCGTCCGCCGCCACTCCGAGGAACACGTCGCCCACGACGTCAGCCGCACCCATCACCGCCCCGAGAAGCGCCTTCTCTGCGAAGTCGTCGAACGGAATCATTCGCGATTCCTGCTCGTCAATCATCGCCGTCAATTACATTTCCCTTCTCAGAAATCGAACATCGGTCGTTTAACCGGCACGGTCGATTCATCCGCCCAACATTCGCCGTTAAGCCATGTCGCCGGATTCTTCGTGTACTCCGGATTTCGCTTCGGATCATCGCGGTACCGCTGAGCGCCCTCGAGCAACGTCGCGGCGTCGACCGCCTTCCGAGCCTTCCGGTACGCGGTCCGCGCTTGGCCCTTCCCGGCCTTCTTCGGGTAGATCTCCCACCACTCAGCGAATCCATCAGGGTCAGTCACAGACGGCTTCGGCGCGGTTTGCGCCGTATCTTTCTTATGTGTCTCTGTCTCTGTCTCTGGTAGAGATTCGCTAAGCGACCCGCTAGCGACTTGCTTAGCGCCACGCTTCGCCTTCGCTATCCCGCCCCGCTGACCAGCCGCTTTGTTCCGGGCCGATCTCGCCTCGACTTCCTCGCGGGTGTCCTGATGAACCGCGTAATCGTGGATCAGATACCCGTTTTCGACCTCGACCAGTGACGGGTTTTCCGGGTCGTTCGTGCATAGTTCCTCGAGTACGCTTAGCGACCACCTAGCGACCGCGTAGCGACTTGGTAGCACTCCGTCAGTGAGTTGTTTCCGGCTCCAAAGGGTCGCCTCGACAAGGCACCGGAACGCCGCATCTGACAGCGGCATGATCTTGTGACTGTCCGGGAAGTCGAGTGTGAACTTCCCGTATAGTCGCCGATCTTTTGCCATTCCTAAACCCGCTCCCTAATTCGGCGCGGGCACCTTTTCCGCCTCGCCGAAGTCATTTATCAGCTTCCACGTCCCGCGATAGAAAACGGGCACCTGCCACGATTTTGACGCCGTCAGTCGACTGATCAGATAGCCGAGCCGAAGCGATTCCTCGCGGTTTTCCTCGATCCATCGGTGACACGGGTAGCAGACGTGCAGTAGGTTCCCCGCGCCGTTCACGTCCGCGTCCCGCGTCCCGCCCATGCCCCGCGGGCGTCTGTGATGGATCTGCTGACCCTCAGCCCACCCGCAGCGCTCGCAGATCCCGCCGGACCGGCCCTGAACGGTGGTCACCGTCCGGGGCGTCGGCCCCGTCTTCCGTGCCACCGGCTCAGTCCCGCAGCCAATACAGCAACCCGGCGAGAACCGTCGGGCCCGGTGTGCCCGAGTCCCGCAGCTCGCGCATCTTCTCGAGCTTGGTCCCCTGGTCTTCGGCGACCGACGTCGCGATGTCCCGTTCGCTCTCGAGCGCCTTCACGATCGCCTCGAGCTGTTGCACCCGACCGATTAGCCGCCACGTGTCCGCCGGGCGCGTACCGCCTTCCTCAGCCCGCCGCACAATCGCCTTCAGTCCGTCCGCGGTGAGCGTCCAGTGATCTCCCGTTACCTCGACGTCGCTCACGCTCGCCCCGTTCCTGCTAGTTGCATCTGCGCCCGCAGATTCGCGGACCGCGTCTGTAGTGAGTCCTTTTCGCGATCGAGCGCCCGGTTCACGTCCTTCGCGTACTCGAGCGCCGCGTCGGCGTTCGCCGCCGCCTCACGTTCCTTCAGGGTCGCGAGGATGACCTTCGCGTCCCGCTCGCTCGCCGTGTACTTCTCGCCGTCCGCCCGGATCTCCGCGAGCGCCCGCGCTTTCGCTACGTCGTACGCCGCCGTGAGCCGCGCAGCTTCCCGCCGCCGGTAGTCGAGTTCGACCGGCCCGCGGTATATCGCCGCCTCGATGTCCATCAGGCGACCGGCGATGTACGTCGGGTCATCCTTCGGCTCGATGTTCCCGTGCTCGTCGTCCTGGTCGGCCCAGTTCTGATACTCAGTCATTCGGTGCCGCCCCCTCGAGCTGGTCGACCAGTTCCCGCAGCTTCGCGACGTCTTCCGACTTGCTCACCGGCCCCTCGCCGCCGATCGCCTCGAATTCCGCCTTCAGCCAAGGCCCGTCATGCTCCATCGCGAGCGCGAGTTCGATCGCCCGGTTCCGCAGCCCGACGTACTCCGGTGGCGCGGCCTGCTGAGGCTCACAGTCGTAATCCGGGTCCGGATCGTCCGTCGGCAACATGAGAGCTTGCAACAGGCAGACGCGCATCGCGACCGACTGAGCTTTCGCCGTGCCCTTATCCGCCGAGTCCTGCCCCTCGCCCGCAACTCGCGCCGTGAGCTGATCCCCGTTCGGGCCGGTGAACACGTAGTCAGTGACCACGCGGACACTTACGCCGGGATTCTTGTTTCGCCCGATCAGAATGTCGACGTAGTCGATCGAGACCAGTTGCGGGAGAGCTGAGACGCCGTTCTCTGCGAACGCCCGATGGCAGGCGTTCACGACGTCGTCGATGCCGCGGAAGTTGTAACTCATTCCGCCGCCGCTCATCTGCCGATCCTTGGCGACCGCGCCGACACTGCCGCTGATCTTCGCCAAAAGCTCGCCGATCGAATTCCCGTCAGCCACGTTGCACCCCTTCGTAGTAGTCCGCCTGAATGCGCATGATCTCTGCGCGTGCCGTCGCGCGCCGTTCCGCGCTCTCGTGTTCCGCGTTGCTGATCCTCAGCGCCTCGAGGTACGCCGGATCTGTCGCCCAGTGCTTCACCGGCCCGACCTCGCAAACGCGCGAGCGTTGACCCCCGGACGGTCGACCTCCAACAGATCCCCGAAGCTCACCAACGGTTCCGCTGCGTCGCGATCCCGCTCAGCCTTCCGATAGTCGGCCACCCCGCGCGCCACCTTCGCCGCCTCCCAACCTCGAGCGAGATCGAGCGGATACGATGCCGCCCGCCGCGGATCACTGTCGCGGACCGGAACGTGAATCAGCACACCGTGATCGAGGTCGATGTCGGGATGCAACGGCGTGCGCTCGCCCGTCGCCTGGTCGTATTTCATCCCGTGCGCGTAACACGCGACCTGAATCTCGACCTTGCCGATGTAGTCCGGATCGGACTTGCCCGACTTCAGATCCGACGCGGCGATCGTCCCGTATCGTCTGTGCCGCAACAGCTTGTCCATGCTGCCCGCGAGCTTGAGTTCGTCCACGATGAGGAACGGCTCAATCTCGATCACTTCCCAGTCGGACATGAGTTCGGCGTACGCGTGTAGGAACGGCTCGAACTCGACCGGCACGAACTCCGGCCACTTGCCCGCGTCCACAACCTCTGTGAACTCGTGGAACGCGGTCCCCTTGCCCGAACCGTCATCCGTGCTCGCCGCCGCGAGTGCCCGGTCGACCAGTTGTCTCATCTGCTTTTTGGCTTCGGTCCACGGGTCGCGATGCTTGCTCATCAGCGAGCCGACCTGAGCGGCGATCGACTTCTCGCGGAGTACGCCCACCATCGCTTGCGCCGAGTGCCATGTGTCGAGATTCGACTTGTCATCCATCGCCCCGGCGACCGTCGAGACCCGTTGATACGCAATCGCGTTCGTCGGTGTCTTCCTGTTCTTCGGGAAGATCAGCGGCCCGCCGTCCTGCGAGACCCACGGGCGATCCCAGCGGTCGCGAAGTACGTTGTAGTCGGTCAATGTGCTACCGCCTCGAGTTCCTGGGCGAGACCCACGGGCCGCGCCTCATCGTTCGGAAGTTTCGTCTCGCCGAGAAGCCGGTCGGCCTGAGCGCAGAGAAGCGCAGTCGCCGCCGCGTGCCGCCCACTCGCCCGCCGGTTCGCGACCGCCCGCTCGAGCATCGCCGCGTACCCGGCGCGGTCGCCCTTGTCGAGAAGTTCGTTCGCGCGCTTGTCGATTCCTCGCATGACGTCAGACCGCCTTCGCCATGACGCGGACCAGTTCGTTCACGCCTTCGGGCGTCACACGGACCACCGCCCGCCGGGACGGATTCGCCGGTTCGATCAGAGTCAGGAAGCCGTCGGCGATCGCGCGCGGCGTGCCCTCCGCGTCCGTCCATGCGATTCCCGTGTTCAGGTACTCGAAGAGTCGGTTCTGCCCGGTGTCGATCCCCTGACGGTTCAGGATCGCCGCCGTGTCACGAAGGGTGAAGCCGTCGGATTCGTTGCCGCTCAGCGTGTCGGCGAATTCCGTATCGCGAACCGCTTCGGTCGCTGCTTCGGTCGCTCCGCCGTCCATGAACCGGAACGGGGCGAACAGGTGCGCTTCGTCTTCCCACGTGCTCGCCGTCATGCGGATGACCGGCGGAAAGCAATCCGCACCGTGGCCGATCAGCCGCCACCCGTGAACGTCGTGGAGCCACCAGTCGCCGTCTTTGTCCCGGTACCGGCCCCACGCTTCCGGCTCGCCCGGAATCACCGGCTCGTCGACCACTTCGGCATCGACCACGTCGAACGGGATCGGCTCATCGGTGCAGAATTCGCAATCTTCCTCGAACGCGGCATCGACGTCGGCGAGCTGGTCGCGAAGCTCCGCGTTCTCGAGGATCAGCGTCGCGAACGCCTCGAGCGCCGTCGAGAGTGCGCGCACCGACACGGGTACGGTAAAGTCGGACATGAGAAGTCAGTTCCCTTCAGGTTGGTAGCTTGTCGATCTGTTTTCTCGCTGGTCGGGTGAGGGTTGCCGCCCTCGCCTGACCGTTTCTCTTCTGCTGGCCTCACGCGGCCCGGACGGTTGCCGCCGCCGGGACCACATACACGCGGTCAACTGTCCCGCTCGTCACTCGCTTGCGCCGGTCCGTCGGTTCGATCAGACCCGCGCCGACCGCAGCGGTCAGGATCGAATGTCGCCCGCGCCGCTCGAGTCCGAACGGAAGATCGAACGCGGTCAGCTCTGCGCCGGGACGGCGGGAGATCCGCTCGAGACGTCGCCACGCTTCGCCCTCGATCCCGCGGAAGTCCGGCGTGACGCCAGCGCGGCGAAGTCGTGTCATCAGGTATTCGGTCTCGATCTCGAGACGCGCCGCGATCTCCGGATGAGTCAGACCCTCGTCGGCGAGCACGCGGTATTCCTCAAGAAATTCGCTGGTCGGGACCGACGCCTTCCTTACCGGACGGTCAGATTCGGATTCGTCACTGTGTCGATTCATCTCACGCGGCCCGCCCTGTCGCCCAAACCGTGAGGTCAGCGGGTTTGATCCGCCAGGCCCCGCGAGGTTCTTTGGTCTGATGACCGGGCAGCTCCCCCGCCCACAACGCCCGATAGATCGTGTCCGGCGAACACCCCACCGTCCGGGCAGCTTCAGCTACGGAGACGGTCAGCCGTCCACCGATCGCCGGGCGCGGCTCAGGTGCCGCCGCGGTCGGGGCGTCGTCCTCAATAGTGACGAAGTCCTCTAGCCGAAGACTTAGCCGAGACATCATCCCCGCGAGGTACGGCGCGGTAGGAACCTCACGCCCGCTCGATTGTCGGAGGACAGTGCTAGTACTAAGTCCCAGGTAGTCGGCCAGTGCGGCATAATTGGGAAGTTCGTGGTCGAGCATCGCGGCGCGGACCGCGTCAGGATTGACCCGCAGTGTTGCGGCTTTCGTCTGTGGCACTCGTCAAATATGAGTCTCACAACCGCGTAAGTCAACCGAAAGATTGCGCAAACGTTGCGCATCTGTAAGCAAACGCACGCAAAAGTGCAGGTATCGGGGTTGCGCAGCGTCAAACATGACACTAAGATTTGACGCATGGAACGCCTCAATCGGTACTTGAAGTCCGCAATAGGACGTCCCGCGACCCGCGAAGAACTCGCGATAGCCGTCGGCGTTAGCGTGTCCACCATTGACCGCCGCCGGGGCGAGGGATTCACCCTCGACGAAGTCCTCTCCGTCGCTGAGTATTTCGAGCTGAGCAAGGTCGAAACCTTGCTCGCCTATGGCGCGATCGAACTCGAGGACGTACTTCGCAACGCTGACGCTGACGGCGCGATGGTCGCCACAACCTCAACCGCCGCCCTCGCCGCCGAAGTCGCGAGACGGCTCGCCGAAGGCGAAGGGGCGACCGCGGGAAAAGCGCCACGGGGCATAGCGCCCCGTAACACGGACGAAACAGACAGCGATACTCCTCGTCGGGTAGGGGATCGCCGCAGGCCCACGGCGGCGTCCGTTCGACAGGGGATTTTCCAGTAAATGACGCTCGTTCAAAGCGCGATCATCGTCGCGCTCACAGTAGGTTGCGCCCTCCGCGCTCGACATTGGTCCGCCCGCCGACAGTCGCGGCCCCTCACGTTCGCGCTCGCTGCGCTGATCGTGGGGCAACTGGGACGCGTCCCCGGCGTGAACCGCGCCCTCGACGCCGTCCCGGTCCTACCCGACGGGTTGGCCTCGATCATCGGCAACGCCGCCCAGCTCGCCGCCCTCGCGGCAATCGCGATCCACGCGCTCACAGCGCTACGGCTCGCGAACCGGCTGACCATGCTGACCAACCTCGCCGCCGCCGGATTCTTCGGCCTCGCAGCGACATACGTACTCGACACGATCGGCCAGTTCTCAGCCGGATTCGCCGACGACCCGCTCGCGTTCCAATGGCTCATCCTGACCGGGATGGACGTCACCGCGTGCTCGCTCATGGCTCGAGCGTGTTACGTCGGACTCGACGGCGCGGACGCATGGCAGCGCGCCGTACTGCTCTCGTGGCTCACCGCCGCCGTGTGCGGCCTGACCGCCGACGCGATCCGCGTCTACGAAGTGATCACGCCGGGCGTGTCCGCGTTCGGTGCCGGATCTGTCTACGCCGCCCGCATGTCGTCACTGCTGCTCGCCGTGGGCGTGATTCTGCTCGAGCTATACCGGGAAGGGAACCGAACTGATGGGATGGGCCGAACCGCTACCAAGCGGGCGTTACCGCGCCATGTACCGCGACGCCGAAGGTCGCAAGCGTTCCGCCGGAACGTTTTCGAGGAAGGCTGACGCCGAGCGCGCCGCGGGATCGACCGAGACGAAGGAACGCGAGAACCCGACCGCCGCCGCGAGCAAAATGACGTGGGGCGAATGGGAACCGCTATGGAAGGCACGCCGGAAGCGAGCTGACTCGACCGAGCGATCGGACGCCGGACGCCTCGAGTATCACCTTCGCCCGTACTGGAAGACCCGGAAGCTCGCCGAGATCACGACCGGCGACGTAGACGAATGGGTCACATACCTTCAGCGCGAGGAAGATCCGCTAGCGCCCTCGACCGTGCGGAAGTGCTACTACCTGCTGTCGGCGAGCCTGAAGGCGGCGGTCGCCGCGAAGTTGATCCCGGCGAACCCGTGCGCGGGCGTGAAGCTCCCCAAGATCGGGCCGACCCCCGACAGGTACCTCGAGGACGACGAATATCAGGCGGTCCGTCTCGCGCTCGACGAAGACGATCAGCTCGTGACCGATTTCCTCGTCGGGACCGGCCTACGGTTGGGCGAAATGCTCGCGCTTCACTGGGAAGACGTCGACCTCGACCGGCGCGAGGTCCGCGTCGCATGGGCGTACGATCCCGTCGCGCGCAAGCTGAAGTCCCCGAAGGATCACGAAATGAGGGTCGTCCCGATCGGGCGCAAGCTCGCCACTCAGCTCGCCGCCCGACTGAAGGAAGTCGGCCACGGGTCGCCGCCGCCCACCGACCGCGCCGACGGCGAGACGCGGCGCACGCGAAGCGCTCTCGTGTTCGCCGCCGCGTCCGGGAACCCGATTGACTCGAGCAACCTTCGGCACCGATGGGAGGCGTCAGCGCGGATCGCGTGGGTCGGCCCACGGAAGAACCGCCGCCGCGTCGGCCCCGTCCGGCTTCACGATCTCAGGCACACGTACGCCTCGAGGCTTCTCCGCGCGGGCGTCTCGCTCGCCGACGTGAAGGATCTCCTAGGGCACGCGAACATCACGACGACCATGCGGTACGCGCATCTCGCGCAGTCGCAATGGGACAAGGTGCGCGCGACGCTCGACTGACCCGTGAAACGACAGAAGGGGCACCCCGTATAGGGTGCCCCTTCTCTGTGTTCAGAACCGCGCGAGTGCGATTCGGTCGCGGTCGGCCTCGCTGATCTCTTCGCCGCCGAGCGAGTAGAACCGGCCCTCGACCTTCACCATGTCGAACCGGACGCCGTCGGTCGTGACCATCGGGCGGACCGTTTCGGTCGAGATCCGGTGATACGCGATCGCGTGCCCCGCACCGAAACCGCAACGCTGACCCTGTTCGTTCGCGAACACGCAAGCCATTTCGCTTACCCCTCTGTAGTTTTCAATCTCTCTTGTGGTTACTACCTTACACCCTTACGGGTGCACGGCGCAAGCCCCGGCACGTCCGCGCTCACTGTCCGCCCGATTCCTCGCACTCGCGGCAATGCTCCGTGCCGGTGTCCGTGCCGTCATGCCCCGCCCCGCATTCGGGGCACTCGTACGGGTCTTCGTGTTGAGCCGCCACGGCTCCCCCCTTCGGGTTGTTGCCCGCCCCCGGATGAGGCGGGCGTCGAATTACGCTGCGCGGGCGTCCTGTTCGTCTTCCATCGCCCAGATCAGATCCCGTTGACGGTCGCGGTCCGCGCCCGCGGGAAGCGATTCCCAAGCGTCCCAGAGGCGTTCGATTTCGAGTTCGGCGAGTGCGTTCGTTTCCATGACTTAAGTATGCACCGTTAGTGGTGCAAAGTCAATCGCTGCGTTGTGTTGACATTGCACCCACAACGGCGTAACGTAGTTGATGCAAGGGCGGACACGCCGCCCGAGCAGAAGGGAGGATAGTGGAATGGTTGGATAGGACGCTAGCGGCAGTGGCCCTGATACTGAGCGCCTACGGCGTGTATCAGAACCGCAAACCCCGGAAACGGGGCAAGCACCGCCGCTAGCGACTGAGCGGGACCGGGGCGTGGCTACCGCCCCGGTTCCGCCCGCCACCTTCCACTATCCACCTTCGAGAAGGGAGTTTCAATGCGAGGAAGAACCGCGATGATCGCAAGCGCCGTCATCATGGCCGTTGCGGTCGTCCTGATGGTCTCGAGCGGACGCTACGCCGAAGCGGGCGCGCTCGCCGCCCTCTGGGTCGTCCTGTTCGTCGTGTGGCGCGTGCGTGGACGTCAGGCCCAGCGGTGAAGGTTCACGCGCCGTCCGTCTCGAGGAAGCTCCGTGCCGACTTCGGGATCGTGACGGTCCCCGACTACACCCGGTCTGGCTATCGGGTCACCGGCGGCGTACTGGGTACCGTCACGATCGCCTGTCAGTTCGACATCGAGGCGACCGCCGAGCGCAAGGCTCGCGACCTCGAGGACGCGATACGGGAACGGTGGGACGGGTACACGGTCGAGCGCCGGGGCGCGACTCTCACGGTGGGGCGTGCGCAGTGATCGAGTACATGAGTGTCGGCGAAGTCGCCGAGTATCTGGGACTGAGCCTGAACACGATCAAGTCGTACGACCGGCGCGGGTACATGCCAGAACCCGACGCCCGGATCGGGCGCAACTTCGGATGGTCGCAAGCAACGATCGACGAATGGCACGCGAACCGTCCGGGCCGCGGATCGAGGACGGATCTGCACGGGTGAGCGTGGGGCACGAACCGGCCCGACGTGGGGCAGGTCGTGGGGCAAACTCCCGCGACAGGTGCGGAATCATCCCGAAGGGTGCGGAACGCTCGGGGCGAGTCACCGCAGTTCGCGGGCGGTTTTGCCGACAGGTGCGGAACCTTGCCGACTAGTGCCAATTGCCCTCTGACGGTCTTTTAATCCGCGGGTTTCCACGTGCTGAACGCTCCTGACCAGCACCGGAACACGTGCCCCACGGTCCGCGTGGGGCAGATATGGGGCAAACCTACAATCGAATACGCCCGCCCCTCTAGCTCAGTTGGTAGAGCTGGCGACTTTTAATCGCTAGGTCGTAGGTTCGAGTCCTACGGGGGGCACAAACAACGAAAGCGCCCCCGCCGCCTCGAAAGTGAGGTAGCGGGGGCGCAATTCGTTCCCCTACGTCATGCCGACGGCGAACCACATGATCCAGTCGTTCAGGCCCGTCAGGTCCGCAATCGGGATGCTCGACGGGATCGCCGACATGAATCCGGTCGTCCGATACATCGCGTAGCGCGGGAGAACTCCCGCGGCCCGGCTGATGTTCGGATTCGGTGCCGCCATAACCCACCGCGGCCCCTGAGCAAAGCCCGGCGCGCGCTGCTGATGGGCGATGAAAAGCAACTGCCCCGGCTTCACCCGATTGTTCTCGCCAAGGCTCAGCGGAACAGTCAGCTCGCTATCCTGCGCCGCGCCGAGATCCCGAAGGTTCCCGTTGTCGGTCACCTTCTCGATCGCCTGAGTCTCCGGATTCAACACGCACAGATCGACCCGGTGATCGGCGATATCATCCACCGCCCACGATCCATCCTTGCGCGACACGAAGCGCAGACGGTTCGGAATGCCGTCACGATCGACCGGAAGCGGCACGTAGTAGACGACGCCGCCAACGCCCGAAATCTGACCCTGCACCGACGGCGTAAACCGGCCGATCACCCGGTCGATATTCTCGCCGTTCTTCACCCAATCGACACAGTCCCGGCGCGGGACCGTCGCCATTTCGTCGAGGTTCGACACGTACGCGGGCGTGATCGCCGTACCCGCCGCCGCGATGCTCGCGAGTTCCGCGATCGCCTCCGTGTGCTCGACAATCGTTGTCGAGTTCGCCGCGATCCCGCCAAGCATCGCCTCGACCCGCGCACGAATGTCGTCGACCGTCGCGCCCACCTGACCCGCGATCGCCCGCGCAATATCGCTCACCGCGTTGTCGGTCTTCGCTTCCGCGAACGCCGTCGCCAACTCACCGGCCCCGACCGCTTCGCCTTGCATCTGCCCGCGCGTCACGATCTGCTGACCCGGCGGGGCAACCCGACCGCGCAACCGCTCCGCGAGTTCCGTAGCTGTCGTCATCGTGTCCTCACTTGCCCCACCGACGCCGGTCGCCGCCGCGCCACGCCGCCATACGGGACGAACTCGCGAACGCGCTCCGCGTCAGGACGATTCCTTGCCGACGCCCACCGAGCGCCGGGTTACTCACCACGTGGTCGATCACCACGGTCCCCCGCACGGCGACCCGGAACCGGGCACCGACGTTCCACATTTCGATCCAATCGGCCGAGCTGATCGAACCCGTCCATGACGCGAACGCTGTTGTCTGCGAGGCCCATCCAGACGCGCGAATGAAATCGACCCGCCCGGTCGTCCACACCGCCATGTAGTGCCCGCCACGGTTGCCGTCGTCGTGGGAGAACAGTGCCGACTGCCGTGAGCCGTGCGTGTACCCGCCGACCTCACACGCGACATACTGATCGTCAGTCATCGCGGGCGTGACGTTGTGGGCGTAGCCGGTCCCGTCCGCCGCAATCCGCGCCTCGCCGTCAATGATGATCCCGCCGCCGGACGACTGCGACAACGTCCAGCCGTTCGGATTGTCTAGCGGATCTTCCAGCCGCTCGCCTCGCGCCCACACGCGGGACGACCCGACGTAGACCTCGCGGACGGGCGTGGACCCGACGTAAATGTCAGGGTCCACGCCGTTAACCACAATCGCCATGCTCACCCCGTCACTACGTAGACCCGGCCCGCAACCGGACTGGTCGGCAACGTCGCCACAACCTCGCCCTGAAGCGCGCTCGCCGCCTTACTCACCGCGCCCTCGAGAGCGGTCCGAAGGGTTGACTCGAAACTGTCCGACGTCACCGACTGATTCAGCGGCGCGCGCCGGTCCGTCAGCCGGGCATCGGACGTGCCCACCTTGCCCGCGAGCGCGTTCGAGACCGCCGTACTGATCGGCTTCGCCGCGTCACTCGTGTTGTCCACGTTGCCGAGTCCGAGATCGGCCTTCCCGAGGTTGACCGTCCCCGTCTGGCCGTTCACCGACACGACGCCGCCCGCCGCACTGCTCGACAAGTCGAACCAATTCCCGACCGTGGACGCGGGCGCAGCCTTCAGCATGAACACCGTGTCGACGTCCGTCCGGATCGCCACATCGCCCGGTTGAACGTCCAGCGCCAACATCGCCGCCTGAGACGGAACCGAGTACGTCTCACCGATCGACACGCGCGGAAGCTGCGACGTCGGAATGACGCCGTTCACGAGATCGGCCTTCGTGGTGAGCGCGGACGCATTCGCCTTCGCGCCCAACGCCGTATCCATCTGACCCTTATTCACCGCGTGCGCCGGATCAGTACCGGCGGCAACCGAAGTCACACCGCCCGCCGTGCGGAACATCATCGTTTGCGGCGTTGCCGCACTCGAGTACGCGACCGATGACGGGTTGCCGCTCCCGTCGTTCGTGTGAACCCGGTTGGTGCCCGTGATCTTGTCGACCTTGCCGCCGATCGCCGTCTCGAGCGCAGTCGCCCGGTCCTCGACCGCCGCCACCCGGCCCACCGTCGCGTACAGCGCGTCGGCCTGAGCCTGCGTGAGCCGCGCCGTCACACGATCCCGAACGTCCTGCGACAGATCATCCCAGTACACGACCAGACCGGCCACGTCCTCGCCCACGTCCGGGAGATCGTTCCACGCCCGAACACCATCGCCGATCTTGAGCGTGTTCGTGTCGAACGCGAACCCCGGTTCACCCTGCTCGAGAACCGGATTCGCCTCTGCCGCTTCAGTCGCCGTGTTCCGGCGAAACCTGATGAGTGTTGCCATGCGTCACAGCTCCCCGCCGTCGAGCACCGACCCCGAAGCAACCGCACCCATCGGCATCCCGTCGAGCACCGGCACCGCCCACACCTGAAGGCTCGCGAACTCCTTCCGCTGCTTCCACGGCGCAAGTCCGCTGTTGCGCTTCGCAATCAGGAACAACGTGGTCGCTGTGTGAGCCGGGACAACAGAATTCGCCGTGTCGGTGACCGGAATCGTGGTGCAATACTTGTCGTTGTTGTCGTACTCGATCCCGCGGGCGACCAGCGCGCCGTTCTCCGCGCCAAGGCGAACCTCGAGCGACATAGACCCGTCGACCGGCCCGGCCACGTGACACCCGGCGAACGCTCGCGGACGCCACGGGAACGGCTGAGCCGGAATCGCCACGCTCGCGACCGTCCGCTGAGGTGCGGTGGTCCCGACCGCCCCCGTGTGCTCCGTGTACGTGTCCGGCGAGAACGGTCCCACTTCCTGGTAGTACGGCGCGGGTTCCCACATGCCGAGCTGGCCCATGCGCAGCACAGAACCGGGCGCGGGCGTACCCGCCTCACTGTTGTAGTCCGCCGCGGTCGCGATCGCCGCCGACGGACCGGGCGGACCCTCGCCGCCCTCCGGACCTTCCTCGCCCCGCGGCAAGGTCACGTGAAGCGCGTACGTGTCCGGCGCGATCTGCTCGAGCGCAAACGCGGGATCGCCGCCCGGCGCAGACGCGGCAATGTTGCCCGCCACGATCCGCACCGCCGGACCCTGATCGCCCTTCTCGCCCCGGAATAGACCGACCTCCGCGAAGGCGTTCGCGTCAGCATCCCACGCCCACATCTTCCCGGTATCGCTGGCGACGTACGCCGTCCGCTTCTGCCCGTCAGTCGGATTCGACGGAAGCGCCGAACTCGAGGACACGGCGCGGACCGACTCAAACGGCGCAGCCGCCCGACCCGGCACGCCCTGAGGCCCGCGACGCCCACGCGGAAGCTGAAGCGCACCCTTGTTCCCGATGACCTCGACCAACAGCGAACCCGTAGCCGGATAGTCCTCGAGGTCAACGAAGTTCGCGACCAACTGAATCGCGAGATCGTCCCACACCGCCCCGTCGTCATCGTAGTTCGGCGTCGTCATCATGTGCCCCCGAGTGTGTCCCGTTCGCGGTACTCCGCGAGTTCCCTACGTAGCTCGCTGATCTCGCCGAGCGCCTGGTCTAGCGCTTCCTGCGTATCGGCGAGCTGTTCGTGAAGCGCTGTCATCTGCAACTCGTAGCGGTCCCGCTGATCGCGAAGCTGACGGGCAATGTCGGTGAGCTGCCCCGTCAACAGCTCGACCCGCTGATCGTTCAGAATCGCCGCCGCCGCCTCGACCCGCGCCGTGTGCTCGATCCGCTGACGCTCGAGTTCCGCCGCCTGCTCGAACCGTGCCGCCTGAAGCCCAGACGCCGCAGTGAGACGCCGCAACCGGCGAGCCTCGACGTCCTCGAGCACCGACCGGATCAAGTCGCGGATCTTCGGAACCGCGACCGCGAGAATCGCGATCACGGTCGCGATCACCGCCGCCCAGATGACCACCGGGTGAGCCGACACGTTCACCGGCACGTCCGGCGGCATCACGCGCCCCGCTGGTACGGCGCGGCGAACTGAACGGTCGTCGCAACCGTCGGACGCGGACCGTCACCGCCGCGCCCCATGTTCTCCGAGAACGACCACGCCGCCGCGATCGCCGCGGTACTGAGTGCGTACTTCCAGTCCAGCCCGGCGACGCCGGTAACCATCACCAGCGACGCGCCGAGCGACTGGAAGAACGTCTTCACAGCGCGCGTACCGGCGTCCGCCGCTTGATCCTTCAGAGTTGCCATTCCCCGGCCACCTTCCCGCGTGCCAGACGTGTTACCTCGTCCGGGTGATATGTCATGTCGACCTTCTCGAACCGCTGAATCCGACCGCCGTCGAAATCGCGTTCGTTGGACACCGGAAACCCGTTGCCCCGTTCGTAATCCGTCGCCGCGAACCGCTCCCAGATCCGGCCCGTGACGAAGAAACCCGGCTGTCCGTACCGGCGATAGATCACGCCACCCTGAAAGCCCTGAATGTCGCCGACGCCCTCGATCACGGTGTGACGCTCGAGCGGATAGCCGAACTTGACCTCGTAGCCGAGTTCGCCCCACGTCTCCATGACGTTCTTCGGGACCGCGACCGCGCGATCCCCGACCGGCTTGTGAGCGCGCACGTCGGGATGCCAGTAGATCGAACCGTTCTCGTAGTGCGCCTGACGCCCCTTGCCGTCCGGCGTCGGCTTCTCCGGGATGACCAGCTTGCCGATCCACGCCGCAGCGCGCTTCGCCTCCGCGTGGATCTCGTTGATCACCGGGCGCGTGTCGTCCACGATCGGCCCCGGCAGATACCAGAAGTCGTGAAACAGCGGATCGTTCCACGCCCGCGCGAAGTACGTCACGCCGCCGCGCTTCACAGTCCCGTAGATCACGCCGCCCGGCGCGCCACGCGACTCAGCGTTCACGCCGTCAATCGTGATCGCGACGTGCGAGTACATGCCGCCGCCGCCATGCTGAAGACCCACCTTCACGACCGCGTTCGCCGGAACCTTCGACCGATCCGACCCGGCGTGGACTAGACCGAACTTGTTCACGCCCGCCTTGCCGTACTCCCACGACCCGACGCGAAGCGCCTCAGTCGATCCGTACCGGGTTTCCATACTCTTGCCGAGGCACCCGGCGACACCCGCGTACGCGAGACCCGAACAGTCAGTCGACATGTCGAGATCGTCGTCGTCGAACCGACCGCCGTAACCGTACGGTAATCCGTTGCGCGCCCGAAGGTATGACTTCGTCTTGATGACGTTTGACTTCAGAACAGCCATGCCGCCCCTTCCTACGTGGCAAGGCTCGCGGCCTTGATCCACTTCTCTAGATCCTTGGAACGTCGGATGATTCGAGATACGGGATGCTCGCCGATCTCGTCATCGCCGATCACCGTTGACACCTGAACGCCGCCCGAACGGTCGTCCTTCACGACCGCCGAGTTCACTACCTGTTCGTGCCACTCCTCATCAACGTTGGCCTGAACAATGTCGCCGATCGTGTAGTCGTCCCCGAAGTACCAAGGCATTCCGTCCTCGACCTCGAACCGGACCGACCGGCGAGCCTTGTTCTCGTGGATGCCTTGCATTCCGGCCTGAACCGCGTCGCCCGTGAACCCGCCCGCGCCGCCGTTCTGGTACTTCTCACGAAAGTAGAAATCACCATGCGTGAGAACGGTTTCCCAGTGCGTGAAGAGATTGAACGCGAGAACAACGTCGTCGAGCTGATCGCCGATAATGTCGCCGACGCCCGCGAGTCCGAAGTACGTCAGCGCGCCATTGATCAGCGCGTTCGCGCCCTGCGCCACAAGCTCATTGATGAAGTCGTACGACTTGCCGCCCACGACGATATTCGCGCCCTGTGACGCCCGACCCGAGACCTTCGACCGGATGATCCCGCCGCCCTCGCCCTCGTGCCATTTCACGTGACGCCGGTCCCGGTTCTCGCGGACGTCGAGCACAATGCATGGCTTCCGCAAGTGGTGCGTTTCCGGCGACGGCTGAGGGTCACCCGGTAACCACAATGTCAGGGTTACGTTCGCTTCTGTATCCTTCAGCGCATCTTTAAACAGCTCATCCATCGGAGCCATGCGCGCCATGAAATTCGAGTACTTGTTGAGCCGGAAGAAATTCCGACCGTCCGGCCAAAGAACCTCGATCGGCAACCCGTGCCGCCAAGCGTTTTTGAGGACGTAGTACTTCACCGCGGCGTCGATCGGCCCGAGGAACGGGTCGTTCTGAGGCCACTGAACCGCCAGCGGTAGAAGCGGATTCGGGTAGGCCAACAGCGCACGGAAGTGCATCCAGTCCGAGACCAGTTGGCACGTCAGAACCTTGTTGCCGGGAACGCCTTCGTTGTCGTATGTGAACACACGCCCCGACCATCGCTCACCCCGGTACCGCATGGTGAGCGGAACAACGTCGCCATACGGGCGATCCGCCGTCGGTGCGCACTCTTTCAAGCGCGCAGCGTGCGGCGAATCACCCGGCATGACAAGGGTTCCCCCGCCGACGTCATTTCGCTTGAACTCGAATTCAGCCGAAATGTAGTCGCCGATGGTCCCCTGTTCGTTGTAACTATGGTCGTAGTACGTAATGTCCAGCTCTGCGCGAGCTAGAACCACGTCTCACCATGCCCTTCTGTACATCGGCGTAACGGTCGCCTCGACCTTCGAGAACAGCGACCCGTTCGCAACGGTCGCGTGAAGAACGGCGCATTCGCCCGCCGGGAGAACGAAACTCAGATCGTGGTCGCGAGGAAGCTCCCCGCGCCGGTTCCGGCCCGCCTGGTCGACAATCGTCTTCCGGTTCGGGTCCGTGTCGATCTCGAGCCATTCGCCCACCTGCAACGCCGGTAGCTTCGTCCACCGGCCCGGCTGACCGAACGTGTACGTCCCCGGCCCGTGAAACTTCACGACCGGATACGTGTCGTACTGGCCGACGTTCCAAACCTCGCCGGACTGAACGCCCTTCGCGTGTTCGGCGATCGTGTAGCGCAGCGGGAAGCCGGAATAGAACGCCTTGTCAGCGCCCATCGTGTAGCCATACTTGACCATTCCGGACTTCCCCGGCTCGCTCACAGACTCCGGATCGTCGGCCCCCTCCACACGGACGTCCAGCCACCGGAACCCGTGATTCGTGACGAACGTCAGCCGCCCCGGATCGACCTCGCTCAGATCCGAATTCCACAGGTCGTCGAGGTCGCGCCACTGCGCACCCCGGCGAGGCTTCGGAACCCACAACGGATCGCCGACCAGAACCTTCAGGCCCACTTTCCGAGACTTGAATCGCGTTGTCCGGTAGATGCTCCCGTGCATCCGCGCCGGTTCGGTGCGGACCGTGTCGAACTCCGGGAAGTGCTGACCAGTGAGGCCACCGGCCAGCACAACCCCCGAAGTCCCCTTGCTGAGATCCCACACCCGATTGCGCCGGAAGTTCGTGTAGAAGACTCGCAACGCTTGGACGTTCTCGCTCATCACATGCCGCCCTTTGCTAGTGCTGCCTTCTCGTCACGTTCCTGCCGCTCGCGGAAGCCCTCGTAGTCCGTCACGTGGACGTCTCCGTGAACCTCCGTGCCGACCACCTTCTGAGCCACGGGACCGCCGCCCTGACCGTCGCGCGAATCCTTCACAGGTGCCGAATGCGCCGCCCCGGCAACGCCGTAACGCGACTCCCGATCACCAATGACGTCCTCGCCCTTCAGCAAGTCGCCCAGTCCCAGAACCTCGAACACCGCGTCAAGCGCAGACGCCGCCGGATCGTCGAACCAACTACCCGGCGAGTACGGTTCGGTCGCGCGCTGATGATCCCGAACCGCCGCCATGTCGACGCCAGTCAGGAACTTCACGCCCGCATCCGCAGCGCCCACGCCCGGCCCTTTGCCGGTCGTCCCCGATACCGGGTTTGCGGTGAGAGCGCCCTTCGCCTCAGACGCCTTCGCGCTCGCCAACTTGGCTTCCCGCTCCGCGACCTCGAGACGACGCTTCGAGTCCTCCGCGTTCCGCTCAGCCTTGCGAAGTGCAATCTCCGCTTTCTCGATCCGCGTCGCCGACGGCTTCTTAGCCGTCCGCGCTTCCTCGAGGCTGAGTTCTGCCGTCCGAACCCGGTCCGTTGCGTCCGCCTCACGCTTCCGCGCGTCAGCCACCCGATCCGAGGCCCGTGTCGCCCTCTCAGCCGACCGGGCCGCCGAGTCCGCGCCCGTAGACGTCGAACCCGAACTCGTGGACGTAGACGCCCCCGAACTCGTCGAACTGGACGACGTCGAACCGCCGCCCATGCCGCCCGGCCAGTTCTCGACCCAGACCGCCGTCAGCCCGCCGCGCTTCGCAGCGCCCGCGCTGTTGAACTTGCTCGAGCCGCCCGAGTTGCCGAACGAAGACGTACCGCCACCGATCGACGCACCGCCGCCGCCGCTCGACCCGCCCGAACCGGACAGGGACGAACTCGACAGCGCCCCACTCGAGCCGGTAGTCGGTGCCCCGCCGTCCAGACCGCCGAAGTGTTCCGGCGGAAGGTGAGCGTGATCCGTGTACTGCGAATGATCCGCACCCGCGGCACCGCCGCCGTACTGACCGTCACCGCGAGCGCCGCCCATCTCGAAATTGACACCGTTCGGCAGGGTCGCGGACGTATGCCCGCCACCCGGACCGCCGTTGTACCAACCGATATTGAGCGAACCCGCCGGGCCGAGACCCGGCTTGAACCCGCGCTTCTCGAGTTCCGACTTCTCGCTCGCCGTGGCGAACCGAGAACTGAACGGATCTCGACCAGTCGCAAAGTTCGCGATCGCCGACACAGCACCCGAGCAATCGCCCCAGTTGACGCCGCCCCACACGTACGGCTTGCCCTCGACGCCCTTCGCGAAGTCGACCAGCTTGTCAGTGCTCACCGGCCCGCCGTCCGCCAGACGCGGCAAACTGCCCGCGTTCAGCGCCTGCAACAGCGGAAGGAACTTGCGGGTACTCTCCGCGTTCACGACGAACTCGCCCGCCGACACAAGCGCGGTCGGAACACCGTTCGCGCCCATGCCGAGGATCGAGTCTGACGTACCCGTGCCCGGACCCCAGAGCATCCCGTCACCGTCACGACCGGCAACACCACCCGTCCGCAGACGCGGAAGGTTCGGCGTGTCGATCGAGAAGCTGACCTTCTTGTCAATCACCGGGATCGTGAAATCGAAATTCAGACTGAAGTTGTTCCACGCATCCACAATGAAATTGATCGCGTCCCGGAACCCGCCCTTCAGCGAGTCCCACAGTCCGCCCAGCGCAGCGCCGACACGCCCCGGCAGACTGCCGAGGAACCCGACCAGCTCGCCGAACTTGTTGACGACCCAATCCTTCGCTTGCCCAACCGCGTTCGGAATCGTCTCCGTGAAGAACGAAATGAACTCGCCGAGTTTCGCCTTCAGCATTCCCCACAGAATCGACCAGCCCGTTAGGAACTCGTTCCACTTCTGAACGACCCAATCCTTCGCCCTACCAACAGCGTTCGGGATCGTGTCGGTGAAGAACCCTATGAACGCATCGAACCCGGCCTTCAGCGCATTCCACACCCAATCCCACGCCGCCTTAACCGCGTTCCACGTGTACTCCCACGCCGTCTGAAACCACGTCGTCTTGGTCGCGATCAGCACTATCGCCGCAATCAGCGCGATCACAGCGAGCACAATCAGGACGATCGGGTTCGCGAACAGCGCCGCGTTCAATGCCCATTGCACCGCGGCCCATGCACGGGTAGCGACCGAGATCGCGACCAGCGTCGCCCGGTGTGCCGCCATAGCAATCGCATTCGTTGCGATCGCCGCAGTACTGCGCCCGGTCGCCGCGATGAACACGCCCTGAACGACACTCGCAACCGCCATAGCCGCGTTCCACAGCGTGAGGCCGACACCGACCACCTTCACGGCCATAGCCACGCCCAACAACACGGGCGCGAACGGCGTCAGATCAGCGATAATCGTCGCGAGATGTGGTGCAACCGCGGCCAATACCTCCGACCACGGCGTGAACGCCTCGACCAGACCCGGCAGAACCGGCGCGAGGTTCGTCAGCGCTTGCCCCAGTGCAGGCATCAGTGTTTCAGCCATTTGCACCAGTCCCGGCGTCGCCTGCGCGATCGCCTGACCCACAGACACGAAGCCCGGCCCGAGCGCATTCGCAGACACGCCGCCCAGCTCCCGGAACGCCGTCAGGATCGGCCCCGCGACGCTCGTCACGCTCTCGAACGCTGTCCGCAACGTCTCGAACGACCCGCGAAGATCTTCCGCGGTGATCGACCGCAACCGCTCGCCGAGGTTCAACAGGAAGTCATTGATCCCTGCACCCGCGCCGCTGAACGTCTGCGCCGCCGTGCCGAGCACGCTCACCAAACCCGAAGCGACCGAACCTAGTCCGTTCTCGCCCGCCGACAGGGACCGGAAGAACGCATTCGACCCCGACAGCATCCGGTCCCACCCGGCCATAGCTTCCGGACCGGCCAGCGACTTCGCGACCTGCGTCCCAATGCGGCCCATCGTCTCCGACAGCACGCCCATGCGCGGCTGAAGCTGACCGAGCAACCGCGACGCGATCGGAACCGCACCGCCCAGCCCATCGACCAGACTCGCGCCGATCTCCTGTTTGAGATCCCGGAACGCGATCAGTGCCGGACCCAGCTTCTCGCCAAGCGACAGATTGAACGCCTTGTCAGCCTCCGAGAACTGCGACATGAACTCTTTCGAGGCATCCCCCAGCGCGGCGAATCCGATCTTCGCAGCGACCAGCGCGGGACCGAGAATGCCGCCCGCTGCCGCCGCCGCGGTACCCGCAGCCGCCCCGACCGCTAGAAGGCCCTGCGCCAGCGGCCCCGTAGCGAACCCGGAAACGATATTGCTCAGTCCGGCGAACACGCCCACCGCGAGCGCTGCGCCCACGGTCACCATGCCCATTGCGCGGCCCAAGCGCGTCAGGGTGCCGACCAGTCGGCCCACCGCCTGAAGCACCAACAGCGCCGACGTGATCCGGGCGACCTCGCGCGCCACGCGGCCCGCGACCCAAGCGATCAGCTTCAGTGCCCCCGCTAGCTTCGCCAGTCCCGTACCGGCGACCGTCCGCAGCAACGTAGCGCCGACCAGAAGGCTCGCGCTGAAGCTGCGCGTGATCCGCGCCGCCCACCCGAGCATGGTCGCCGCCGTGCCCACGTTCCGCACCACGGAACTCGCGGTACTCGACACCATGCCGAACCCGACCGCGATCCCCCGAAGGGTTGACTTCGCCTGATGACCGAACATGGTCAACTGCCCGGTGAAGCGTCCCGCCGACCGCGTACCGTGATCCATCTCCCGGTTCGCCTGGCCGACGTCTTCGGCAAGCCCTCGAGCTGCCGCAGCGGCCCGCGATTCCGCAGCCGCCAAGTCTGTTTGAGCGCGCGCAGCCATACGGGCCGCAGCATCGCCACGACGGCGCGCCGACTCTAGCCGCGCTTCCGCCGTGGCGAGCTGATCCGCGTCGCCCGCTCCGCTACTGCGAAGCTCATTCAGTCGATCCTCCGCAGCGCGAACGTTGTTCGCCGCCGCGACCTCGCGATCCCTCGCGCGCGTGAGGGTAGCCGCCGCCCGCTCGACGTCCCGCTGAGACGACGTCAGTCCGTCCGCGTACGCCTTCCCCGCCTGCTCGCCCGCGCGACGCATCGCCGCCGAATCCCGGCCCGCAACACGGTTGACGACCGAATCCCACCGCGACATGTCCGGCAGTACGGGAACCCAAATCGCATCTTCGTCCGCCATACGATCACCTATCTATGCGCCTACCGCGCCTCACTTATTTCGATGGGGAGAGCGAATCGAGATACGCCATAACCTCCGCGTCCGTTGCGCCGCCCTTGTCGCCGATCACGTCGCCGGGTTTCTTCCACGGCTTCGGGTTGAACTTCGGCGACTTCGCTTTGCCGCCACCGCCACGGATCGCCGCGACAGTCGTCTCGCGCTGACGAAACTCAATGAGGTTCATCAGCGAATGCATGTCGTCCCACCAGACGCCGTCATTCTGAGCGGCGTTGCGGGCGTTGAACGGTGGAAGATGTTCGATCAGAACCCGCAGCTTGCGAAGGCTGATCTCGCCGCGCCAGTAGCGGGCGAGAACGCCTATCCCGGCCCGCGAATCACACAGACCGGGATAGGTAGCGTCTAGCGCTGCTTCTGTCGCTTCAGCCCACGGGCCGAGGATCGACGCGACCGTGTAGGGTTTCCGTCGGCGTCAGAATCGCTCGCGTCCTTCACGATCCGCTCGATGAGGATGCCCACGAAGCCGGACTTCCCGCCGACTGCGCGGAAGCGCTCGTACTGTTCCTCGCCGAGGTACTGAACCGCGAGGTCGACGTCGCTCTCGACCAACGCGAGATCATCCTTGAAATCGTCATCGGCGAACAGCGGGTGAGGGATCTCGAAAGACTCACCGCCGAAACTGAACTCGACCAGACTGCCGTCCTTCAGACCAGCGGCTTCCGCGCGCTGCTGAACCATTTCGCCGAGATCGTAAGTAGCCATTGTGTATTGCTCCGTCCGGTGGGTATTGGTGGGTAGACACGAAAGCGCGCCGCGTGTACCCACCAAGGCACGCGGCGCGCTTTCACAACTGAATCTATTGGGACAGTGTTCGATCCGGTTTTGCGTCAGTACAAACTGAAGCTCATCACGAAGTTCTTCCTCAGATACTTCGCTTGCGCATCTCCCGAATTCTGGGTTCGCCACGTGAAGACCAGCGACTGTGTTGCCGCCTCGTAAGCGAGGTGGGCAAGCTCCCGACCGCTCGTGTGCGTCTCAGGTGGGTTACCGGCGGACACGGTAGCGAATCCCGCACCGAGCTTCCTCACGAATGAGACCGACCCGGCATACTCCGTTGCTAGGTAGTTGTCCACCGACCTTGCAACCGCGTCGGAACCCGCCTGGTCCGGCGTCTGGGTACAAAGGAAGGCGTATTCGACAACGCCCACGCCGTACGTTCTGAGTGTCAGTTTGATGACCGGCGCGGCGTAGTACCCCACACCCCAAGGCTTCACGCCGAGCGCCTGAGTCAGGGCGGGCCACTTGACTTTGGTTACCGTGATGTCGGCGGATTCGTCGTACGTCGCCGGTACCGCGACATGTGCCGCCGAGAGTGACGACACGATCGGAGAATAGTCGACCGGCTTCCGCATCTCCTGAATGGTGCGCCACGCGAAAGCCTCGATCATGTGCGTGACCGTGACCGATTGCAGAACGGTCCGATGGAACTTCGCGCGGATCGTGTGCCACCCCGGCGTAGCAACGCGAATGCCGAGCGTGTTTGTAACAGGGTCTTGCACATAGTTCGGGGGCGTCCCGGTTGCGAGCGGCCCGTGAACGGTGCGCGACGCCGCGCGAGTTCCATTGCCCGACTGCCCCGGCGTAGCGATGTCGACGTGGTAGTTCTGCCCCTGCTCGACGCCGTAATCGAGTTCGTACGTGATGCTCGCGCCCGCCTCCCCGGCAAAGTTGCCGTTGATGTACGACCACGGGAGTAGGAACACGTCGGGGGACTCCGTGTAGAACGACCACGTCGCGACCGCGTCCATTGACGAACTTCCCCCGCCGGAAAGTCCGACCGCGGTCCCCTGCGACATTGTCGACTCATCGCGAGGCGTTCCGAACCCGCTTGATTGCGTGACGCCCATCCCGTTCAGAACCAGGTTGTCGAGCGTGGGACGCCCCAACAGCTTCGATCCCGATTCGACGACCTTCCGGTGAAGCGGCCCCTCGCCGACGAATAGAGACGCGAGCCGCGCCCCCATAATCGAATTGCCCTTCGTGTTCAGATGATTACCGTCAGACCAGCAATCCCAGGGCGCGGTTACTAGAAAGTCCTCCGTGTCGACCAGGGGGATTCCGTACGCGGCGGCGAGACCGCGAAGCGCGTTCCGGTATGCATCCACGCCCGCGCTCCCCGTCGCGCCCCGCTGGCGAATGGGGGCGAGAAGCACAACAGCGGAACCCCAGGATAGATCACGAAGAATCATCTTCTCGAGACCAGCAATGTACTCGACCACGTTGCCGCGAATACCCTCCGGGACACTCGTCGCCGATTCGTCATTGATCCCGTAGCTGATTACCGTGATGTCGGCGTTTACGCTGTTTGACCACTTCGTGAAACCGCGCTGCACCCAGTCGCCCGAGAAGCCCTGATTCTCGACCGTGACGATGTTGCCCGGATACGTCTCGTTCAGGAAGTCTTGCATTGCCGCCGGGAACGGCTTCGGCGAGCGTGTGAACGAATGCGAAGTTCCATCCGGCAGGGTGCCCGCGGGCGGCGGAACCTTGTCGCTCGACACTGTGTCATGCCCGTATGTCGTAGAGTCGCCTCGACATACAAGTTTGACGGGTTGCCCCTTGCGGAACTTCTGCATAGCCCTCGCGAGCAACTGGGACTGATAGGTAGCGACGCGCGGGGCGTACTTTGCTTCAGCGTCCGCCTTGCCGAGCTTTTCCGCCGCCAGATCCGCCGCTTCGTCTGCAAGGTCTAACGCCTCGTCGACCCCATCGAGAATGTTCTCGAAGAAAGCCCGGTTTGCCCGCGTGCTGCTGTTTGTTATATTCGGTCGCGTATACGACATGCGAACCTCTCCGATCTCGTAGATACACGAAAAGGGGGCAGACGTGTCGACTATCGACTACGCCCGCCCCCTCAGAATTCGTGTGTTCAGTTGTGAACGATGAACGAATCCCCAATGACCAGAAAGTCATTGATCATTGGGGCGTTCAGTTTCCCGCCGGAACCGTCCAGCCCTCGCGGAACTTGCGCTTCACACTCACGCCGTCCGGACCCGCGAACGCGGTGATCGTGACCTCGTAGGCGATGATCGAATTCCGCTGGTACACAATGTCGCCGCGCTCCGTGACCTCGCCGAACGGGATCTCGATACGCCGGGCGTACACGCCGTCGACCACGTCGATTCCGAACGCCCGCACATCGCGACCGCCGTCCTCGCCTTCGGTGAACTCGACCACGTCGAGCGCGCCGTTCGCGCCGGGAGTGACCGTGAAGTCCTCAGCCTGCTTCCGGTAGTACAGCGAGACCGTGTGAAAGTTGGACTCCCACAGAACCGCTTGGAAGGTCTTCGTCGACTTCGTGACCTCGACGCGGATCGGACCCTGACGCTGCCAGGGAATGAACTCTTCCTTGTCCTCGTCCAGCGACTCAGTGATACCGTCGCCGCTGATATACCCGAGATCCACGAACGGCGCGGCCCACGGACCCATGCCAGTCGCAAAGGTCGAACCGACCGGACCCATTCGCAGCGCGCCGGTAACACCAAGTCGCGCGGCGTCGTCGTCATATGCCATTGCTTGCCCCCTTCGTTGGGCATGAAAAAACGCCCACACCGAAACCCGGCGGGGCGTATGTGCTTTCAGTTGTTCAGTGCAGCTAAGCCATGTAGCTCGCCGACGCGGTGAACTTGTACCGCTTCACTTGCGGGTTGTAGTCGGTCACTTCGTGCGGGAGAGTGTCGATCCGGACGTACAACCGGCCTTGGATTCCCTCGACGTGCCGCATAACCTCGCGCGCAACGTCTCCCGCTTCCTCTGCCGTCCGGGCGAGCGCGAAGACCTCGAACGGGGCGACCCGCCCGAGCGTCCGACCGCCCCACGCCTCGAGCGTCGTCTTGCCCGGCAACCCGAACACCTGAACGCGCGGAAGATGCCTCTCGACGTTCGGTGGAAGCTCCCGGTCAGCGGCGACGCCGGACCCGCGCACGACGCCCAGAAACGCCGCGAACGGATCGAGTTCAGTCACCGGCACCCGCGCCCGTGTCGTCACCGTCTGCGCCGTCCTGCGCCGCCTGAGCCTTCGCGGCGCGGCGGTTCCTGCCCGCCCTCGCCGGTTCGACCTTCGCGGCGTCCTCGTCCTCGATCCGGACCAGTCGCCCGTACCTCACCAGACCTTGCGCGTCGTCCTCCGAAAGCTCGACGACGTCACCGATGTTCTGACCCTTTTTGGCCGCGAACGCGACCCGATACTTCGGCACCTTCAGCCCCCTTGCGCTGCGCGCCCCAGCGCTGCAATCCGGGGCGTGTCCTCTGTTCCGTATTCCTCGTCCTCGCGATCACTGATCACGTTCACGAACGCGCGGCCCCGCGGGCGAATGCCGGACTCGACCGTGATGGTCGCCGTCCCGTCCTCGCCGTCACTGATCGCCTGCGCCTGCGCCGCCGTGCGCACCCCGACCTCGAGAAGTCCCGCCCGGACCGCCGGGTGACGGTTCAACTTGTCCCACGTCGCCCGGTTCACCCCGTGACCGCCGTAAGCTGCGCCTCGACGTGATGAACGCCGCCGCGGATGATCGGGTGAGGGAACCGAGCAACCTCGCCCGTAACCTCGACCGTCCGCCCGCCGAACTCGATCCGGTCGACCGCCTCAAGCGGCAAATCCATTCCGGCGGGCGTCGCCAGCAACCATCCCGACGTGAGAAGCGTTCGCCGGTCATTCCCTTCGGCCTGCGAGGTCGGCTGAAGGCTCACGCCCCGTTCGACCTCGATCCGGGTCACCGCTTCCGGCGTCCAGTCGAGAATGTCGTCGCTATAGCGATCCGACGTCCGTCCCGGCTTCACAATCACAATCCGCGTTGTGTACGAAAGCATCAGATGACCGCCCGGTATGGCTCGAGCGTGCGGTACTCCTCGTCGAAGAACCCGCCGCCAATGGACCCGTGTCCGAACGTCATCTCGCCGACGCCTTCGCTCGTGAAGGTCATCGGGTTCGCGAGTGCGCGCGCCGCCGCCCGGTACACGACGTCGGCCACGTCTTCCGCCGATTCGTACCCGTGGCGAAGCGTGACCTCGACCGATCGGTACTCATTCGACCAACAGCCGACCCGCTTCCGGATCAGGCCCGCGCCCGACCAGCGGTACGCCGACGGCGCGAGTTCTTCGTCGTCCTCGACAACCCGCGAGATCTCGAGGACGTGGGTCGAGGGAAGCGCGAGTTCCTGAGTGCCGGAACCGTCGAGAATCAGCGTCTCGTCACGCTCGCCGACTACGTGCCACTGGCAATAGGCGCGGACCGCGTCGAGCGCCCCAGCGACCGCACGCGCAGCCGAAGGGTCGTCCGCCGCGATCTGCCCCCGAGTGAACAGCGAGAGACCCGCCGCGTTGATCTCAGGCACCGGCACCCGCGTTCGCGTCGGCGTCGCCGTTGGTGTCCGCATCCTTCGCGTCGTCGGCGTCAGCCTCCGCAGCCTTCGCGGCCTCCGCAGCCTTCGCGGCCTCCGCGGCGGCGTCGTCAGCGGCCTTCTTTGCCGCCCGCTTCTGCGCCGCGGTGAGCTTCACCGGCTCGACGTCCGGCTCGACGTCCTCGACCGGGACAGCGCCCGCGTAGCGCGGTTTCTTCAGCGCCTCGTCATCGAGTTGCATCGTGAACGTCATTTCGTTGCGCTCGATCGTGTACAGCTTCACAGTGATTCCCCTTCAGGAAGAACGAAGGGGGCGAACTCGAAAGCTCGCCCCCTTCACGTCAGACGCCCGGCAGATCAGACCGCGGTCGCGAGATCCACCTTCACGAACGCCTCAGGCTGACGAACCGCCAGACCGACACGTTCCTCGACGCGGGTCTTCACCCGGTTGTGAATGAAGTCGTCCTGATCGGCGATCGTCGACTCAACCCGGACGCCGCCCTTGCGGTACATGGTCGCGGCCTGACGGAAGTTGCCGACCAGCGGCTCACCGAGGGTTGCGACCGGCGACACGACGGTACGAAGGCCCCAGAGCGGAATGCTCAGCGACATACCGCCGACGCCGTACTGACCGCTGAAGTAGCCGCCGCCGAAGTACTGACCGTTGCCGTCCTTGTTCAGACGGAAGTTCTGGTAGTCCAGCGGGTGAATCACGACGCCGTCAGCCTCGTAATCCGTTGCGGTACTGATCTTCGTCATGGCGCGGAAGATCGCATCGGCGTTGTCGGCCACCGACGCCGAGGTTTCGGTCTGGACGCCGACCCGGTTCAGGATTCCCCGGATATTCTGGCCGGTGCCGGAACCCTTGAGAAGCTGAAGTTCTTCCTTCACCGCGAGCTTGTAGAGCAAGCGCTGATTGATCTCCGACACCCACAGGGGCATGTCCTCGAGGATTTCGTCGGTGAACCCGATCCACGCGGCGATCTTCTTGATCTCGTCGGTGATGGGTTCGGGTGCCTCGACGTGCACCTGAGGCTTCAGGCCACCTTCGGCGACCATGTCGAAATCGCCCTCGAACGCGCCCTCGAGGAAGTACTTCACCGAGGTGCCCTTGAGGGTTCCCTTGCCGAGAAGGTCGGCGATGACCAGACGGTCACGCTTCGCGCGCTGAATGTTCAGGTCGACGTCGACAAGCTGATCGGTCGCGAAGTCGGTCCCGGTCGGGGTCGACTGGGTATCCGTGTTCGCCTTCACCGAGACCGAACCCAGCCACTCGCCCGACGTGAAGGTCTTCACGCCCGCGTCGCGACGCGCACGGAAGTTGTCGCCCAGCGACTTCACGAAGTGCTCGCCGAGCGACTTCGCCGGGGCGTCCTCCGGTGTGCCCGGAACCTCGATCACGCCGGGAGTGCCAGCGCCGAGAGCCTTCACGGAATCCAGAAGCGCGCGGTCGGCGTCCGCCTTCTCGATACGCTCGTCGAGCTGCTTGACCTCAGCGAGCATCGCGGTGAGCGTAGCGGCGTCCTCAGTCGAGAGATCCGCGCCCTTGGACTCAGCGAATTCGGTTGCGGCCTTGTACTTTGCGGCGCGCTGTTCGTTCAGGTTCATATGTGCTTCCTCTGTGTTCAGTGCCCGAGATCCGGGCACGATGAGAGAAGCCGTCACCCCTCGATCGGGTGACGGCTCCGTGAACTACTGTGTGAGTGCTGTTCTCAGCGCTTCAGCGCGAGAAGTTCCAACTCGAGCGACGCCTTGACCGCGGGCGCGACTGCCGACTTCTCCGCGTCCTCGCCTTCGTCGTTCTCGCCTTCGTCGCCGGACTCTTCCGGCGGGAGAACAGCGTTCACTGCCTCGAGTGCGGACTTCAGGCTTTGAACCACTCCGCGCAACGCATCCTCATTCTTGCTCGACAGCGTTCGGCCCGCTTTTGCCAGAAGCTCGCCGGTGTGCTCCTTCACGTCGAGGATTTCGGTCGACTGATTCGCGCCGACCTGAACGACGCTGACCTCGTGAACCTTCAGCTTCTTCAGCGAGTAGTACGACGCGGCATAGTCCTTCGCGCCGCCGGAGTCGATCGGCGTCACGAACTCGCCGTCTTCGACTTCGTACATGAACGACATTTGATTCACGCGGCCCTGTTTGATCAGCCGGTAGACCGTTGCGCCCTTGGGCGATTCGAGGTCGATCTTCACGTGAACCTTGAGGCCGACGTCGTCCTGTTCGCCCTTCACGACGTGCCCGATGTTGTAATCGGGGTCGCTCGTGTTGTGTGCCCAGTACAGCGGGATCGACTGGCCGGACTTCGCGCCCCACGCCTCGAGCGTGTCCGTGAACGCGCCCTTCTCGACGACGTCGCCGTATGAATCGCGGTTGCCGAACACGCTCGCGTAGCCGATGAACTCGCCTTCGCCTAGGCCCTCGTCGGTCTCGTCGGTCTTGATGCCGACCAGCTCAGTTACTTTCGTCTTCACTGTTTCTCGCTCTCTTCCGTGTCCTGCTCACCCGTCGGATCTGCCCCGCCGTCGGGTTCCTGTTCTTCCGCCTCGTCGCCCTGTTGGCCCGGCGTGCCGAGGTTCTTCGGAACGATCAGCTCGTCGGCCCCCTCGATTCGAGGTAGGTTCTGCCGTGCCCGAACTTCGTTGCGCGTCATGTACGGACCGCCCGCGGCCTGATAGAGGACGTTCCCCTGTTCCTCGAAACTGCCCTCGAGCTTTTCGCGAATGTTGAACTCGAGGTACACACCCCGCGGCACGCCCAGCATGGGCAACAGGAAGGCGTTCAGCCGCGCCTCAATCCGCGCGAGGATCGGGCCGAGCGTGTCGCCGTACAGGCCCTTGCGGAATTCCTTCACGTTCGAGTAGTTCGCGTTATCGAGGACGCCGACCATCGTGGGATTGACGTGATAGACGCCCGCCACGGTCGAGAGAGCGAGCTTCGTCCCCTCGACGTAGTCCTCGTCCTTCGCCGAGAAGCCGACCCGCTTCAGTTCCATACCGTCTTCGAGAAGCGGGACGCCGCCGACCTTTTTCCCGTTGCCCGTGTACGCGGCTTTCCACCCGTTGAGGAACCGCTTCCGCCCGTCGTTCGACCAACGCGGCGCGTCCTTCGGTCGGGTCAGGTACGAACCCACGCGACCGCCGTTGTCCCACAACTGCCGTCGGAACGCCTGCGCGCTGATCTGCTCGACTAGAACACCCTTCAGCGCCTCGATCGGTGACACGCCCGTGTGCTTGTCCGTCGGATGCCAACCGTGAATCACGATCATGTTCTTTGCCGGGACTAGAACCGACTGCTGATGTTCCGGGTAGGTGACCTGGTAGCCGCCGACCGAGAACGCCGTCTTCTCGTAAACCCCAGTGACCCACCGCGGCGGAATGTTTCGCACGTCCCACCCCGAAGCGCTCTCAGGGTTGCCGACGACCATCAGGTACGCGCGGTCGTACAACATCAGGTCCGAGACAAGGCACTCGATCAGCTCGAATAGTGTCGTTTCGCCGTTCGGCAGTGCCAGCACTTCGGCAAGCACCCCGGACCGCACGCGCTCGCGTCCATCATCCTCGTTGCGCTTCAGCGCGTGGACGCCGAGCTGCGCGATGTTCCGGGCGACGAACGACACGACCGTGCGTAGGTGCGGCTGTTCGCGATACAACTCTTCGGGCGTCTTGCCCATCGTCTGAGCTGCCAGCATCTCGAGGATGGGTTCGGACGTAACCGATTGCGGCGGAATGTATGCCGGACTGAAGCCCAGCCATGAAAGAACGCCCATCGTGATTCACTCCAATACGATTAGTTCCGCGTCGTCGTCGTCATACGCCGAGGTTCCGGACGCTTCAGACGCGCGGCTGAGAAGCCATACCGCCGCGACCATCGCGATCAGCGGCGCAACATCATTCGGCGACTTGGCGAGGTCGAACACGAACGCCGACCCCAGCGGTTTCGGCTTCGCGGTATCCGCCGCCGCGTTCGCGACCGGCTGATTCATGTGAACGAACTTCTCGCCCGGTTGGCCCGTCACGAGATCGAAGAACGCGCCGTGAGCCTTCGCAAGCTCCGACCCGCCCCACTCGACGAACTCGAAGTACGGGCGAGGATCGCGGCCCGCTTCGTAGTCCGCCTCGACCTTCTCCGCGTTCAGCTCGACCAGGGAATCGACCAGCGAGGACGCGGGAGAACCTTTGCCCTGCACAGTCAACCGACCGAACAGGCCCGCCCTATCGGGATCTTTCAACCACGGAATGATCCAGTCCGTACCGCCTCGCTGCGCCACAACCTCAGTCACGACGCGACCGCACTCGCACATGCCAGCGGCGACTATGTACGCCGTGCCGCGGTTGTGCGAAAGCTCGATCGCCGCGTCGAGACCCGATTCGGGTAGGACGCACTCAAACTCGCCCGTATGCTCGTCGACCCGGACCGCACTCTTCGCCCACGTGTCGACGCCGTCCTCGAGCGTGAAGATCGACCGCTCGAGCTGCTGAACGCGCTGACACAGAACCTCAGTCCGAAACACCGCTTCCGGATCGGCTTCACAGTCGCCCGCGATGATCTGTTCAGTGATGCCGTAGCCGGTCGACGGGCACGCCTGCGCCCAACCGCGGCGGTCCCAGACGTTGCACCCGTCTTCCGCCGACCACTCGAATAGTCCGGTCTGACTGCTGTCCGTGTCGCCGGTCAGGATCTTCGCCCGCGCCGCGTCCTGAAGGTCGTTCAGCACAACCGAAGTCGCGTCTCCGGCGTTGCTCATCATCACGACCTGAGCGCGAGGGATCGCGTTCGTAGTCTTCGTGACCGCCGAATATGACTTGTGATCCTTGTGCTCGCGAAGCTCATCCATGAAAACCAGTTCCACGGACGCACCACGACCGCCGCCCGCGGTCGCCGCCTTCACCAGATACTCGCCGCCGGTCTTCAGCCGGAAGAACTTCGCCCCGTTGGTGAACGAATCCTTCCCCAGCTCCGTAGCGAGTTCCGGGATCGACTTCGCGAGGTTGTAGGTTTGCTCCCACGTCTTTTCCGCGGTCGGCAAGTCCTGAGCCGTGCCCATGACCGCCTCAGCCGCGTCACAGAACAGTCGCCACAACGCCCAGACTTTGAATAGCGTCGTCTTGCCCTGCTGACGGGCGACCAGAACGACAACCTTCCGGAACCGAAATGTCCCATCGGGATTCAGCTCGAGCGCGTGGATCAGAAGCCACTCTTGCCACGGGTAGAGGTCGATCCCGAGAACGTCGCGGGCGAACTCGATCGCTTCGTACCCGAGCGTGTTCGCGGGCGTCAGCTCGCAGCGCGGCGGCGTAAACAGTCGCGGCGTCGTGATCCCGTACAGGACGCCGCCCCGGCGAAGATCGTTCGCGAGAAGAGTCGGGTCATCTAGAGCGGCATCACGACCCCGCTGTCCTTCGTTTCCTGATCCCACTGAGCGCCCCCTTGACTTCCTGCGTGACGTCGATCCCCGCGCGGCCCTCAGGCGTGCCGCCGAGCGCCTTCAGCGCGTTCAGAAGGTGCGGCCCCAGATAGAGCGCCTTCGTGATCTGTTCGGGCGACTGAGCCGACTCAGCGCCGCATTCCTTGCATGTGTGCGATCCCTCGAGGACCGCGTCGATCTGGTCGGCATACGACCGGGCGAGAGCCTTCGCGGCAACGTCAGCCGACGTCAGCCAATCCATGTTCTCGATTGCCGAATCAACCGATCCCCGAAGGCTTTCCGGGTTGTCGCTCATTAGGTGCCCCCCCTCAGTACAGGTGATCGCCGGTCAGGTAGCCGTAGAGCGCGTTCCATGCCCCGATCAGGTCGCGGTACAGCGGCGTCGGCGAGGAACACACGAAGTCGCGGCGCGGGTTGCAAACCTCGCTGACCGGGATCGGTCCGTACCGGCGCGCGCCGTGCCACTGGTAGACGCCGGGAATGTTCGGAAGTGCCGCCGCCTCGACGCCGCCCCAGCCGTCAGCGCCGACCGGGTGCCGCGGGTTGCCGACGAAGATCGCCGACGTGTTCCGGTTCATCCGCGGGTCGGCCTGCCAGTAGTCGACGACCACGGACGCCGCAGACGCGCCGAGCGAGTACGCGACCACGCGGATATGCGTCCGCGGGCACACCGCGCGCATGTGCCGACCCTCGCGGCTGAGCTTGTCCCGAGCCACGGCGCGCGAGTGATCGCCGCGCATGACGTCAGCCGGGTAGGTGATGTTCATTCGCCAGCCCGCCGGGACGCGAGGAACGTGTACAGATCCGGGATCGCCGTTGCCGCCGACCGCGAAGTTCGCGACCGCGGGACAACCGCCCGCGTGCGCCGTGCCGGTGCCGGTGATGCCGACCAGCGAGGCGAGCGCCGCCGCCACGACCACGGCGAGTGTGATGATCCGGTTCATGTTGTGTCCCTTCGCCCGTGTTCGGGCACGAAAAAACCCGGCCCCTCGAAGGGACCGGGTTCCGGTTGGTTGTCCTGTCGTCTAGCTCGCGTTCTCGCGCGCCCGCTGCCCTGCCGCGTATCCGGCCCGGTTGTATGCGGCGAGCTGGTCGTCGCCTTCACAGTCGGAAGCCGGACCCCAGCCCTTAAATCCGCCCTCGAAAGACATGTCGAAGGCTTGTGCGAGTTGTTGCTTCGTGAATGTCGTCATGCATCAAGTATGCACCCTTAACGGCGGCACGTCAACCCCACACCCTTAACGGCTCGAGGTTGGCATTACGGGCGGCGGTGCAGATACACTCGCGCAGTGACCAGACTCCGCGCGACGTTCGCCGTCGTCCTTCTCGCCGCGATCGGTACCGTCCTCGCCGTCGCCCCGGCCACCGCCGCCCCCAGCGCGCCCGAATACGTCGCACTAGGCGACTCACGCGCCGCAGCGCCGACCCAAGGCGCATCACTGCGCCCCGACGGGTGCGGACGCACACCGGACGCCTACCCGAACCGGGTCGCCGCGCAGCTTGGCATTACCTCGAGGTCCGTCGCGTGCGTCAACGCCTCGACGGCGAACGTCACCACAACGCCCCAACTCACCCTTTACGGGTTCCGTGACGTCCAGACCCGCGCCCTGTCGCGCTCGACCCGGCTCGTCACGCTCTCGATCGGCGGGAATGACCTGAATTGGTGGTCGCTGATCTCGTCATGCTTCACCCGCACGTACGGGCCGGACGCCGAATGCCGCAACGATCAGGACGTCGCGAAGCGCATCGACTCCGGACTCGCGTCACTCGCCCCGAAGATCGCGAAGACGCTGACCGCCGTCACCAACCGCGCCCCGAACGCCCGCGTGATCCTCGTCGGGCACGGCGGTTACTACGGCCCGACCGGGTGCGCCGGTCAAGCCAACATCAGCGACCGGGACGCCGCGTACGTCCTCGAGTTCTTCCAGCGGTTCAACGCCGCACTTCGGAACGCCGCCGAAGCGCGCTCATTGACCTTCGTGGACGTCGCGACCGCCGCCGCCGGGCATGATGCCTGCGCCGGACCGGCCCGATGGTTCGAGGGAAACGCCTCGCAGTCGAGCACTCAGCCGCGCCACCCGACGCCGCTGGGAAGCCGAGCGATTGCCGACCTCGTCCTCGCCGCGATCTAGGCCCTTGACATGGCACCCATAACGGTCGCATGATGAACCCATGACAAACACCATCTCGACCGCCGTCCTCGACCGATTCGCCGACCTCGAGCGCGAGCGCCAGAACACGTGCGTCCAGTGCATCCGCCTCGAGCGCCCATGCGGCGGCGGGCACGACAACAGCAACCGCGCCGACTGGGACCACACACCCGCCGAAGCGAACCGGATCGCCGAGTTCCGCGCCGCACACTAGCCGACAGCAACGCCGAACGCCCCCCTGAGATCAACAGGGGGGCGTTTTCGCGTCATCATCCGGTCAATATGCCCGAGAAGGGTTCTGCTACGCGCACGCGCGCGCACGCGGGATGGGGTGCCCCTCGCGGGGGGAGAGGACGGG